GAATGTCTAAACCAACTTTTGGGATTGGCCCAGTGCTGGAGGTAACTTTTATACCTTCTTCGCTTTGACCTGTTGATGCTTCAACAGCTGTTATGTCTCCTTGTGGAGCTAAGTCAGCAATACTTTGTGCTGTTACTTTTCTGATATTATTTGAATCGTTAACATCTGCAATAGCCACAAAATCTCCACCCGCAACAGTTACTGATGTTAGGCTATTAATGTCCATTCCTATTTCAAGGATGTCAGCGGCTTTGGCCTCTGTGACAATACCATTAACCCCATTAAATGTAGCAGTATTACCGCTACCTATCGTTTGTGCAGACCCACTGTCGCCCGCTAATGACCAAGAACCATAATTATCTGAAGTTGGTAGTGTATATGTTTCAAGCGCTTGACCTGTAACATGACCTGTTGAATCAACTGAAATATTAGATGAAAGAGCAGTAAAAGTGCCACCGCTTGAAAGCGTAGAGGATGGTGTTGTGTTGGTTTGTGATTGTGCATCGTGATTAATTGTTATCGTATCTGTGGCGCTTGCAACAGTGCTCAGTTTAGTTCCTCCAGCAAATGTTGCAGTATTTCCTGAATCTATGGCTTGAGAGGGGCCTGAATCTCCAGCAAGAGTCCATCCTGAATATCCACTTGCAGTGGCAGTAATAGTAATGGTACCATTACCGTCATTTGCTGTTGTTATACCTGATCCAGCTGTAAGAGTTAAAGTATCACCATTTGATATTGTAGAATTAGAGCCTGAATCAGCTGCGGCTTTCCAACTACTCATTGTGCCTGCACCTATATCGGCTAAAATTTCTGCTTTTGTTCTTCTTTCTATTAAACCTGATGTTGATACTAATATGCCATCATATCCATCGTTAGCATCAGCGTTAATTGTTGCGGTTACTGTGCCGTCTATATTAAGTGCGTTTAAAAATCTTATTGCCATCTTTTATTAATTTTTTTAGTTAAATATTGCTACTCCGGTAAAATTATTAGTAAACTCAAGTCTTACTTGATTTACATTTAAATATGTAACCTCACATTCTACCTCATCAGTGGGGGCGAGTGTAGTGCCAAAACTAACACTGACTGCCGGAAACTTATTTAAATTATGCGTTACAGTATATGAACTATTTCCCGTCAGCTGGGCGCTTACAAAATTTTTGTCACCACCACCTGTTGCGTTATATTGAAGCAAAGATATGAAATAATCTTTATCTGCTGTTAAGCCTCCATTGCCTGCTGTATAGGTTGCTGTAATATCCCAAAACTCAGTTCCTCCTTTTTGTTGGGCAGAGTTCCATCTAAATATGGCCCATTGCGTTATATCATCAGCTTGTGTTATCAAAACGTCTGAACCAATCAAAGGGCTTGTATACCATGTAGATACATTTAGATTTAAGCCTCCCTGATTTTCTGCGTATGAGCTTAATACAAACGCAGTGATTGAACTAAAATTAACTTGGAAGGCTCCGCCATTATCAAAAGATATAGACATCGCTGGTCGTGCAGGAGCACCGCCTGTAGGGTATTGACTATACTGGTATCTTAAAAGCTGTGACTCAGAGGCAACCTTATTAATAAAAGCAGCAACGTCACCAGCTGTAAAATTTTTAGTTTGAAAATTATTTTGCGAATCAGAGCCAATCCACTTATCAGCAGCTACAATATTAGTGTCGTTTGGGTATGTGGATATTCTTGCCATTTATTATTTATTTATTGATTTCCCTTTTTCGTAGCTACGCCCACCGAAATAAGCTGCGGTGATTGTTATGAGTAACATTTTCAAAAGTTCCTTCCATTCATCATCAACTGCAAAGTTAATAAATCCTGAGTCAATAAATATAAGCACAACTGTAGATACAAATAAAAAAATCAAAGTTAAAGGTCGAACTGATTTGGATAATTTATTATCGCTTGACATATCTGCTGACCAACGCTTTGAAACCTCTTGCATTTCTACTTGCTGAGCCTGGTATAATAATTCTTGTAATTTTATTTTATCTTCAGCTGGCACATCAGCTTTTGTGATTTCTGCCAGGGCTTCTTTTGGGTCTGTAACACCTTCAAGCACTTTACCTAATGTAGGGTTGACAGTAGCAGCCACCCCTAAGAGTAGTTTGCCCACGACCGTATCTTTGAATTTTTTTTTCTTATTTTCCATATTAACATCTCCACCTTCTTCGAGCTTGTCTAATTCTCGAGTTTGGATTATTTCTTGTTTTTGCGCTGGATCTTTTTAGTTGACCTAAACTTCTTGCGCAATACGATTTTCTTCTTGTTGCTCTCTTGCCTGTTGGGCTTTTTTCTGTAACGGCTGTTTTTAACTTAGAGCCAGGATTTGCTTTTCTATAAGCTCTAACACCTTTTTCCGTCATGCCAGCACCTTTTTTGGTTGGTCGAAAATTAGCCTCCTTACCCTTGGTAGTTTTTCTTATTCCCATTTTAGGTGAAACTGCTTTTGTGTTTTTAACAAATTGTTTTCCTAAAGCACCTTCTTTTTTCTTTTTTCTTGCTGTGGCAGCTAAAGCTCTTTTAGAAAGTCTTTCAGCTTTTGCTCTGGGTAAACATCGGTCAGGGTTTTTTTTGTTTTTAGACGTGCCACATTTACCCTTGATTTTACCATCAGTACCAATGCGAACCCAATCTTGTCTTACCCATTCTTTAAGCTTTCCCATATTGTTTAGTTTTATTATACACTTCTTTCTCCCACGGTAAATTTAGGTTGTGTGTATTAATTTTACTTACAGGTATAATTTGCTCTTGTGAGAATGGTGTTGGCTTGTAGTAATAATTGTTATGGTCGAACCTTAGCTTTCCGCTTCTCATTTGTTTCAGATGCTCTGTCTCATGTTTTACTGCTCTACGCTTGTTTTGAGCAGACATTTTTTCTTGAATCTCTATAACACCGTTTGGGTTAATTTGGCCCATAACATTCTTAGGCAATGGAAGCTCTTTGACTAATCTGTCTCCGTTTGAGTGTTCCTTGCTAAATCCAAATACTTCTTTGACATTTTTTAACTTGAAGGGCATTTAGTTTGTTATCTTAATTTAGCTTGCAGCTTATCAATCTTCTTTGATTTTCTTTTTACTGCCTTTCCTTTCTGTTGCTCGAAAGCATACAAATTATTTATCTTTCTTATTTTTCTTTTGTCACTATCAGGCAGGCCTGAAACAAACTTTCTGCTGTTTCTAATTTTTTCGTAATCCTCTTTACCATATTTTTTCATGAGTTCTTTAGCTAATCCCATTCTTTCTTTTTTCATAGAATCTATTTTACCCATCTTTCTGACAGCAGCTTTAGTTTTACGACCAACTTTATTTTCTATTCTTTTCTTTTTTCTATCAGAGAGTTTTGGTAAAGTCATGTTACCTTTAGGTACCTTCTTCATCATTTTAGGTTTTTTATATGAAGCACTTACTTTAGCTTCTCCAGCTTTTCTTACCTTTTTAATTATAGCTTTTCTTTTTGCTAAACCTTTTTTGTTTACTGGCTTTTTCCTTACATTCTTTTTTCTTGCTTCGGTTAAAGACAGCTTAGGTTTTTGGACTTCTTTCGATTTAGTTGTTTTTGGAACTACACTACCGTCTTTATTTATTCTTTTTTTTCTGTTAAGCGTGCTTTTTACTTTCTTTTTAACTTTAATTTTTTTCTTTCCACCTATTTTGGTTTCTTTATATTTAGTTTTAGTTATTTTATCATCATCGAAAGTAATTTTCTTGTCTTTGTATTCGCTAAAAACATCACCTACATCAGTTGACTTTTGTTTTTCTTTTGAACCCGATAGCCTTGGCTTTTTCATAGCCATTTTAGGTTTTCTTTTTTTCATGGTTGCCCCAGCAATTCTATCAGCCTTTGTTGGATTTGGGTTGTTATCAATACCAGCCTTTACACTAAGCATACCAAAGTTTTTTGGATCTTTAGAAGCAAGAGGTTTTTTCATAGCCATCATTGGCTTCATCATAGCCATTTTGACTTTTTGTATAGCGTTTAACATCATAGGTTTTTTCATAGCTTATTTTTTTTTCTTTATCGATTTTAACATCCTATCAATTTTTCCAGCCTGCGCCTTATGCAAGGCGGATGCTTTTCTTAATTCAGATGCTATTTTTCTTAATTTTTTTGTGTCCATTATTTTTTTCCTTTTGCACCCTTTGCATAATTAGGGTCTTTACAATATTTACTTGCTGCTAAGTTAGCATAGGCTGAGGGGTACTTGTCAAAAGTACGTTTGGCCCAAGCAATTCCTGCTGGACATATCTTTCCGCCTTTCTTTTTTTTAGTTCTTCCTGCCATAATACAAATTTAATAAATTTTAGAAACTAATTTATAGGTCACAATATTCTGCGTGGGCATCAAAACAAGGGCAAGATTTCGCTGCAAACTCATTGTGTCCGTGTATAGTTGCTTCGGGGTGTAACTTCTTAAGAACCTTCAACAATAAAATTAAAGTTTCTTTTTGTTCTGGAGTTCTTGTGTCTTTTGCAACCCAATCACCATCTGGCCCTCTTTCAGCTTCAACGCCACCGATATATACTATACCAATAGAGTTTTTATTCATTTTCTTTACATGAGCTCCGATTTGTTCTACAGGCCTACCGTATTCCATACTACCATCTAAAGCTATTACATAATGATAGCCTATTCCTCTCCATCCTCTTTTTTTATGCCATTTATCTATTGTTGCTGCTGATATGTTCTTGCCCTCTTGAGTTGCAGAACAATGAACAACTATTTTATTTATTTCTCTCATAATCTTACATTTAATCCAACACTACTATTATATATTTCTGAATCCCAAAACTTAGTATATTCTCCTTCAAAGAAGATACCTAATGTTTTAGTTATTTTCCATCCAATTATCAACCCACCTTGATAATCACTCCACTGTTTACCGTCTAACTGGTTGTTGTGGCCCCCGAGCCCCCAGCTATCACGATGCAAGTAACTGAAGTCGACATTACCTCTAAAATATTTATGATAAGGAAGAATCCAGTTTGCGTAAGAGTGAAGCCAGAACTTAGACTTGTAGTGATAGAAATCAAAACCAACGATAGGTGCGTACTCTGCAAATGCGTCAAGCTCCGCCCATCTCTCTTGATTAAATCGGTTCATCAGGTTTCCAAAAACCAAATCTCTAAACTGTCTGTCAGTCCAGGCTATAATTTCGCCATTAGGGTCAGTCCAATACCAATCAAAAAATTCATTACCGTTTTCATCAGTTGAAGAATAATACCAATCATCATATCCATAATCAAATCCTAATGTATACCAATAGTTTACTGGGTTGCCGTCTTCATCAATCTCGTTCAACCAAAGTTCAATCGGATTATATCCAAAAGCTTTTTGATGAGTTCTTGCAATTACTCCTGCTGAAATACTAAACTTTTTACCAATAGGAAGACGTGCCCTCACCTCTGCACTCTGATATTTAAAATCAACATTTCCAACCTCTCTTTGCTCTATTTTTACTATATGATATTTACCGGTGTGTCTTAGAAAGTATCTTGAGTTTGTAAACACATCTGATCGTTGTCTTTGTTTTTCCCAATGCAGCAAATATTCAAATCCGTTTACAGCAGCAGTTGGAGAAGATAATGCTTTTAAATTTTCCGTACCATCGTAATAATTATTTGCTTTGATTTCGTAATCAAATCGTGCTAATTTACGAATACCAAATCCAGCTCTATAATCAAAAGGATGATATACTGTCTCATCAACAACTTGAGGAACTGCGTATAAATTATCAGGATTTGTTCTAATAAAATAATCAGGATAAGGAGTTTCGTAAGCGTTGCCAATATCACCCGCTACATATACAGTTGCGTATTTGAAAACATCATTATAAACGCTCTTGAAAAAATTTTTGATTTTGTATTTTCTTGTGATTTTATTTTCCAAACTTTTATCATAATCAATTACTTGTGCGTTTACGCTAAAAGTTATAAGTATAAAGATGAGGCTAATAATTTTTTTCATATCTAAAATTTGCTTTCTATTATTTTATCAATTTGTTCTTCTATCAATTCAATCGAATCTTCTGGTAATTTAAGGGAAATTCCACTTTCAATTCTAAGCACCTCATCTCCATTGTGGTATAAAATTAAAGTAGGTAAATACTTTATTTTTTCCTTTTCAAATATTTTTTTCTTTTCAGTTATGTGGAAAGTGTAAATATTGTGGCTTTTGAATTTTTTTAAAGATATTTCAGATTCAGAAGTAAATGGAGCAGAAAATTGAACAACAGATATGTCAGACTTATAATCTTGTGCTGACAGTGTAAATACAGGTAGTAGTAATAATATTATCCATATTCTCATTTCTTTCTGCTTATCTCATAGAGTCTTTCGTCCATTTTTTCTAAAGACTCTTTGATTTCATTTACATCTTCTTTAATATTAGTTACATCAGACTGTATATTATCAATAGTGGATCTAACTAATTCATCTTTGTATTGAAACTCTATTGAGCTTACCTCTGGTTTAGGCAGCTCCATAGCTTGTTGAATTTGAGCTTGAAGTGTATAATACATACCAATAAGCGAAGCTAAACCTATGACGGAAGCGACAATTTCTTTAATACTTAAAGTAAACTTACTTTCTGGCGATAGGTTTTTATCTTGGCTCATTTTTCTACATATATATAATTTACTTCTAATTTATCTGACCAGGTATTTGTTTGTGTGTATTTCATATTACCAAATTGCTATACAGTTTTGTCTTACTGCTGCACTTGTTCCAGTGCTCATTAATTTTGTTACTTGTACTGGTAGGTAGTTTCCTACTTTGAAGTTTTGGAAAACAACTGTATTACCTTGAACAACCTTTACTGCCACATCTACATATCTTGGGTCAGCTGTTCCAACACCAGGGTCAGCAGGGCTTGTTGCCTGTATATCCTGAACTATGGAAGCATTTGATCCAACATATAATAAACATCCAGAGGATGAATCAATTCTTTGTTCAAATATAGGGCCTCCTTGGAATATAGTGTAAGTTTCCCCAGAAGTCATTATATCTGCGCTTAGAACTAAGATGGTTGAAGTTTCTACTTCTGTTACTGTAGCTACTGTTAAATCTGTGTCATTATAAACAATATCCCCTACAACTACATTAGAAAAGTCTGCACCAACGTCAACTAATTTATTCGCTGTTGTTGCTGTGGTAACTCCTGTCAGCTGAGGAAGATTTGGATAAGGTATTGGTATTGAATCGCTGGCTATTACTCTTTGTGCTAAGCCAGTGTTTACGGTAATTTTTGGATATGCCATATTTATTTATTTAGAGGGTTAAAAATCTCTTTATCTATCATAAGGAAAAATACGATTTAAAGTGTCTCTCCTTTTGCCACACCCACAATCAGTGTTTGTAGCTTTGCTTACTGTGTCAACAACTCTTTTAATTCCAGTTGCTTTAGTAAATTTTTCTATGCTGTCTCCCAGTCCTCTTGATTTCATAATTTTTATTTTTTACAAATACATTCTGCAACTGGGCAGTTTTTTACATTTACAATTAATTTAGATATTAGCCAGTTCCACTTGCATAATAGCTTTACCCAAGAACTCTGAATCCAATATCCTAATTTTACTAATAGTTTTCCCATTTTTATTTTTTTGGTGGAGGCACTCTATCTATTTTTCTTGGAACATAAGGTATACTTATAAATGAAGGTACCGCCTTAACTTCCGTAGATTTTGCCTTTTCAACTTCTACTTTAATTTTAGTTTCTTTTTTAACCACTGGTTTTTTTACCACTGACTTCTTTTTTGAAACTGGTTTTTTTGCTTTCGCCATGTTATTAAATTTAATTTTACTTTGCCTTACAGCCAAAATTATTGGCATAGTTGGCCATTTTTACTACAGCAGGAGAAAATTTATCTGTATTCTTCATAACTGCTGCTGCCGCCTGACAAGTTGACTTCTTAGGCATATTTTTTTTTACCCAATTAGTAAACTTACCTTGATTCTTTTCCTTTATTTGAGGAAATTTTTTTTTAGCCATTACTTAGAAATAAGTTTACTCAAGTGTGACTTAACACTACTTGGATAATGCTTTTCATATTTCATTGAGTGGTCGCCACCGTATGCGTGACCGTACATTTTTTTAGACATAGCTTTTGACTCGTCTCTTCTGTCTTTAAAAGACTGAGACTTTTTTCCATGCTTTGCGCCTAATGATTCGTCCAGTCTGTCGTTATAACCTTGTGCCATAATATTTATTTTTAATTATACAAATATACTAATTTATTAATTTTACTTTTAGCCTTAGTCATAAGGGTTAAAAGTTCTTTTTCTTTTTCTTCTTGTTTCTCTAATTTTTTTTCTTCCCTTGCTTCCTTGAAACAAGTCTTTGTTTTTGCTTTGCCTTACAACTTTTACATTGCCAATTTTATTTCCTACTCTAATTACTGGGTCAGGCCCTGGTACAGATATAGTACTCAACCCTTGACTTTTAAGAACACTTACCTTTTTTTGCTTTTTCCTTTTTTGCATTTTAGGCTTTCTCATTGACATTTTAGCTTTTTTTCGTGTAGGCAAAGGGCCGCCTTTTCCATCGTCATCCATAAACTTAGTTTTTACGAACTTTACTGATCCGTCTTTTTGTTTGACGTATTTTCCCATGTTGTTTGGGGCATAAGCCTTTTGTGTATTAAGAAGTGCTGCACCTACGCCCAAAGCACCAGATAATAATTTTTTACCAGCTCTTTTAAGTCCGGCCTTAACCATTTCTTTTACTGCAACTCTTTTTGCTTTTTTCCTGTCTTTTAATTTGCTCATCTTCCTTGTCCTCTATATAATCGACCCGCATAGTATTTACCGTTTACTTGTTTTGTGTGACGGTTTTTACTGTGAATACCTGGTCTTTTTTTATGAGACTTTTGTTTATAGTTATTAATTACTTTGCGTGGCATTTACATTTTTTTCTTCATCGCCATTGATGGCTTTTTCTTCATCGCCATTTTAGGCTTTTTCTTCGCCATCATATTTGGGTTTACTGCACAACCTACATATTTTCTTCCTCTGTAGATTCTACTTTTTCTTGGACAAGCTCTTGCTTTGCTTTCAAGTTTTCTTGCTCTATCGAGCTTACGTTCCATTTTTCTGATTTTACCTTTGCTTCTGGCTTTATCAGCTTGGTCGTACTTTCTATCTGCTCTACGCATTAGTCTTTCGTATCTTGGCATAATTTTAAATTTAAAGGGTTATTTTTTATAATACATTTTTGGTTTCTGAATTGCATTTAACATCATTGGTTTCTTCATTGACATCTTTGCTTTTTTCTCTTTTATAGTATCAACTACTTTCTTGCCTTCTTTGATAGCGCCTGAAATATTTCCTTTTCTAACATTTCTATAAGTTCCATATAATCCTTGAGCAACTCTTCCTACTTTACTGTCCTTGACTTTATTCACTGTGTCTTGAACTTTTTTTACAGTTCTTCCGACTCCAGTTTTGCCTGAACTAATAATCTTGCTCCTTCGTTTGCTTAATTTTTTAACCTTTTTGTTTTTGCCTCGTATACCGGCTTTCACAATTTTATCTTGTAGTTTTGAAATTCTTTTGTTAGCTATTTTGCTGGGCATGAGTTTTCGTTTTTGTATATTTACAAAGATATATAATTAAATCATATTTAATTTAGACTATGGGTGCTGCACCAGACCATGACTATTTAAAATACTGGCGAGTCATAAAATACTTTGCGAAGAGAAAATACCAGGTATCATCTGCTGACTTGGATATGCTTCTGTTTCTATATAGTGAGAAATACTTTAACAAAACAACATTTAAAGAGTACGGTCAGCTATTGTCCTGGGATGCCAATAGGTTTTATCGATTGATAAAACAGGGATATATACAAAAGTGGAGAGAAAAGACTGGCAGGCAGGCTACATTATATCAGCTTACATATAAAGCAAAACGCATGATAAGAAACATATATGACAAGTTGAATGGTGAGGATTACCCGACCACCTATGTAAACAACCCTTTATTTAAACATGACGTTTCTTTTAGAGATAAAGTCTATAGGAATTTTATGAAAAGTATAAATGAAGAGGATTTATAGAACTACAACTACATCTCTTTCTTGAATAATAGTATATGTAGTGTCTTCTATAATCATTTTGTGCCCGGCTGCATTATCATAATAAATAACATCCCCCTCATTCATTGTATCAACGTGGTCTCCCACTTTGTATACTTTCGCTTTATGATAACGTAATGAGTTTATATCTTCATTAGACAAAAGCAAACCAGACTTAGTCTTATATTCTTCATTTATTTCTTGTATCAGTATATACTTACCTATCGGTTTCATTTACTGCTTTTTCTTTAATAGCTACATAAGTTTTTGTTTTACAAGAAATCACATATCCTCTGCGTCTTAGAAGCTCTATAGCTTTCTCTTCAGCTTCTCTTTCTTTTCTTGCTAACTCAAATAAATAATTGTGTATTGGCATAATATTAATTTTAAGATTTAATCCTTGCGTGTGTTACTATGGCGTTTGTACTTAGAATCGTAGAGGCAACGCTGCTTGAATTTAGCAAAGCGTTTTTAGTTACTTTGAGCGGATCAATTATACCTATGGTATACATATTTCCATACTCCTCTTCTTTTACATCAAACCCATAATTATATTTCTGTAACTCTCTAAAGTCTTCAAGTCTGTTTTCAATCTCTGTTTTATCGAGTCCAGAATTTTCAATGATTTGTTGCATAGGCGCTCGAATGGCTGCCTTTACTATTTGCATTGCTGTTGAATAGTCTTTATCGTGAGACAATAAGCTTTTTAATTTGAATGATGCGTTATACAAAGCAAGCCCTCCACCCGGAAGTATACCTTCCTCGAGTGCGGAACGCACTGCACATACCGAGTCATCGACTCGGTCAAATTTTTCTTTTTGCTCCACATCACTATTACCTCCAACATAAATACATCCGATAGCACCAGCTAAGCTGGCGATTCTTTCGCTGATAAATTTTCTATCAACTTGTTCCGCTGTATTTTCTTTGGCTTCTTGTAATTGTTTGATACGCTCTTTTACCTCTTCAGTTGGTTCAGCGTTTTTAATTAAGACTGTGTTGTGTTTACCTGCAATAATTTTATCTGCATGACCTAAATCATTTATGTTAAGTAATGACAAGTCATCACCGGTAGCTTCTGAAAAATATTTTGCACCTACGGAAAGCGCTATGTCTTGCATCAGCTCGTGTTGTTTATAACCAAATGAGGGTGCTGAAACATTGCAAAGCTTTAAGTTATTTCTCATTACGTTTGCTGCTAATGTATTTACGACATTAGGTGAACAGTTTGCAATTATTAAAAGCGTTTCGTTATTTTGAATGACCGGCTTTAATACATTTTCTATTTGTAATATATTGTCTATGTCGTGGTCACAAACTAAAACTTTTACATTTTCATAAATACACTCATCTTTCTTTTGATTATTAATAAACAAATTAGAAGTGTAGCCTCTATCTATTTTTATTCCGTTTGTAATCTCTGCATAAGTCTCGTGGTTTTGAGATTTCTCAACTGTTAAGATTCCGTCTTTACCAACCTTCTCGTAAGCCTGGTGAATTATCGAGCCAATCTCTGAATCATTGTTGGCAGAAATTTTAGCTACGTTTAATAAACTCTTTTTGTTTATCTTTTTAGAATTTTTTTCTAACAACTTAATAACTTCCTGCACAATATCTTGTATATACCTAACAACTTGTGTGGTGTTATTAGATGATGAAATAAATTGTGTTCCAGCTTTCATAAAGGCTTCAGCTAAAACGATAGCTGTAGTGGTTCCGTCTCCGGCAGAGTTTGCAGTTCTGGTTGCTGCATCTTTCATCATTTGTATTGCTAAGTTTTCGACTGGATCATCCAAGTATATTCCTTTGGCTACGGTAACTCCGTCTTTGGTAATTGTAATTCCTCCTAAATGTTCGGGTGATTCAATAAGAACTGTGTGGCCGCTTGGGCCGAGCGTACTTTTTACTGCTTTCGCAATACTGGTAATTCCTGAAATAAGTTTCTCTCTACCGTTTGTACCGAAATGTAAGTCTTTCGGAATATATCCTTGTTTTGTCATTAAAATTAGATTTGATTATGCAGTAAAGATATTAAAATAATTATAAATACATGACAGCTTTGTCAATTTTTTGTAAATTTTATAATGTATAGTAAAATATTTGTATGTATATATATTTTATATGTAATTATTTCTCCACTTAAGTTGGAATCCTGGAATATAAATAAAATAATAGATGTAAATAACTGAAAATTAATAAATTAAGTCATTCCGCCTTTATATTTTAAGTTGGAATACGTTCCAACTCTTTTGGAATAGGCGTAAAAAAAGAGAGGCTGTGAATACCTCTCTTCTCAAACTTAATCAAAACAGAACAATTAGGGAAATCTGTATTTTTAGAAATATAATTGATTGAAATTCTTTTTATCTTCAGCAAGTTGAATAGCTTCTGCCATTTGATTTACCTTTCTGTCGTTCTTGACTGCTCTTTTTGCAGCTGCTGCTCTTGCTATACCTGTTTCTCCTGGCGGACGATCATTAATTAGTCTACCGTTCTTAATATATAGTCCGTCAACATAGTTTGAAGTTGCTGGGTCTTTGAATTTTCTAATCATAACTATAAATTTTTTGTAAAGATATAAAAAAAATATTAGATGTGTGGAGTGTTAGGGCTATACTATACTATACGCACGACATGCACAAAAAAAAAGTCAATATATTTTCGACACTCTGCAATATGTCAAAAAAATTTTTCCAAACTTTTTAGCTTTTTGTTTACGGGCTTCGGGAACGCTACCGAATCCGTTAAAAGTTGGGGGGCGGGGGCTGGTCTGTCTCATTTCACAGCACTTAAATAATTATTTTCGTTTGAGCCTTCCCCCGTTTATACCCCCACGAACAAATATAAAATAAAACTAAATCTAACCAGAAAGAGAACATAAGTGATTGACAATCAGCGACTTAAAAAATAATTACTAATTTATTTGGATTATTCAAATATTATTTATTATCTTGCACAATGTATGCACAACGCACACACAAAATTAAGTTTAATTAAATAATAAATTATGTATTCTAAACACATTGAAAAACACGCTAAAAAAATAGCAGATGCTGAATTAAACAAGCATTTAAAATTTTACAGAGAACACATTCCGAACAGCTACGACAAACAAAACACGACAGAAGCAAAAGAGCAATATTTAAAAGACTCTGCTAAATATTACGGAGCTGAACTAACACGAATTAAAAAGGCTCTTTTAAATGGTCGTTTTTACGCTGGAGTCAAAAGCGTTTCCAGTTCAGGAATGAGCCGAACAATAACCCTTGCTTATATATATAAAAACAAACTGCACACAATCAGAGACAAAAACATTCTGGCACTTGCTGGAGTTTCTGCAAATGGTCGAATTGGTGGCTGTGGAATGGATATGTTATTCCATGCCCAATACACGCTATTTAATAACCTTCATAGAAGTTATAAAGAGGCTAATTATACCAAAAGATTAAAGCAATATAATAATATATAAGATGCACAGAATAGAAAGACAAATACTTAACAACGCCAACAAGCGAAGAACTGAAAGACACAGACAACAAACGCACAAACAAAATTTTATTTCCTTGTGCTGTAATAAATTTATCAGCCCTTTAATAGTTCAGGAAGATTTAAAAAATCATGGCTTGAACTGGCAAAGGCTGTTGATAATGGAAATAGAAGAATTTATAAATCAAAACTATTAAAGATGAAAGAAGTAAAATTAATTCATAATAAAATTAGAGCAAATGAGGTAAATTTTACCTCCACCATTGAGCTGGAAAAACCTAAAACCTTCAGAGGTGAAAGAATTTTCAATGACGGAAAAATTTATGGAAACCAGCCAGAAAAAATAAAAGTTATAGAGCTTAACGGATATTATAATATTCAAGATGGCTCTTTTCAAATTCAATACTGGACTAAATCAGGCAGAATTTATGCCTATCAATTTGCTGAGCTTATAGGCTTAAATTTAGGCGACCAGCTTGATGATTTTGAAAGGTTTGTTATTGAGTCTTTAGACTTTGATATTAAAACGCCAGACAACCCAAGCCAAGAAATTTGGCGACTTCCAAAAAATTTGATCCAAAATTCATAAAAAATGATTAGTGCGACAAGTATAAAAAAACTATGTGCATGGAATTGTCCGAGAAATCACACACTAATTATTTTAAAATTAAATTAAATTAAATGCCATACGAAACAATAGACCCAGAAAACCATTTGAATTGGTTATTGTCAACCGAATACAAAACCAGAACCCACATTCAAAGGAGCAAGACAGACAAAAGATATTTAAATAATTTTTCTTCTGCTAACTATTCAATAGCTCAATACTATGAAGAAGAAAAGCAAGTAAAAGCTGAAGGGGGCAAAACCTATGGCGAAAAATATTGGGTTCAAAATGATTTCTGTTTAGCATATTGGCACGAAAGACAGCAAGTTGATAAAAGATTAAGAAACCAGCTTGGCGATAAATATGATAAATTCAGGTGGAAAAATGGGGGCAAAGAATATGAAAAATTTGTCTTGAATGACACTGAAGTAATGAGGCTTAAAAAAGCAAACAGAGAGGCATACGAAGAAGAAAATAATATTACCGATAACTTTGACTATAAAAAACTTTTCAGCGAAGAGAGAGCTGAATCTAAAACAGGTCAATTAACTTTATTCCAATGAGTAGTATAGATAAATTATATAAACAACATAAAAAGCTGAAAGAAAAAGTTTCCAAGCAAAAGAAAACAATAGACCAGCTTAAAGATTTAGTTTCATTATTTGAACACAGAAAACTATTTACCAACGATAGTATAATAATGGTTGGAGATTTAGAAAAATTAAAAAACTTAATTAATAAACTATGAAAGTAAAAGATTATTTACCAAAACTAAAAGCAAATAGATATACTTATTACAATTTAAATCAAAAAACAATTCAAGATTTTAAAAACCTGTATAATTATTTGAAAAAACATGGAGATAAAGAAATTGGATTATTGTTTGGAATAATAGTTCAGTTAAATAAATATAAAGAAAAACTTAAAGAAACAGATTATATTAAAAAATATACCATAATGAGTCTGTTAAGTCAAACAATAAAACATGAACAGTGAATGGAAAACACTCTAAAACAAAAATTTAAATTTAATAAATATGGGATTAGATATGTATTTAAACAAAAAAGTTTATGTGCAAAATTGGGAACACACGCCTGAAGAAAGAAGAAGTAAGGTTGAAGTTTCCGTAGGTGGCAATAAGATTGACACCGAGAAAGCCACGCATGTAATTATACAAGCTGGTTACTGGCGTAAAGCCAACCAAATTCATCAATGGTTTGTTGACAATGTTCAAGAAGGCGTTGATAATTGCTCTGAATATTATGTTACACCAGACAAATTAAAAGACTTATTAGCGATTTGTGAGGCATTAAAAGAGCTGTGGATCAGTGGAGATAAAAATGCGTTTCAGGAATACGCTGAACAAGTGTTGCCAACCCAAGAGGGATTTTTCTTCGGCAATACACAATACGGAGAGGATTATATGCATGATATTGATGAAACAATAGATATGCTTACAGACCTCGATTTCGCTGAATCAGATTATTATTATCAATCAAGCTGGTAGTTATGGCGAATCATTGTTGGAACTGGGTTGTTTTAAACGGAAGTAAAACAGCCCTCACTCAAGTCGAGAGTAGAATGAAGAAATACGACAAAACAAAATACTTCACAGAATTTTGTGATTATGTTTTAAAGCGAGGTAAAATTGGTGAGTACGAAAAAAACTATGCTCATCTAATAAATGCCAAGCCTAAACCAAATAAAACATCTTACAAAAATGGAGATAAATTCACCGATATAGATATGTCAATACCTTATGCTACATATTTAAAATATGGAACACGCTGGTTTGATTTTGAAATGGAAGGAGATGATACTTTTTTACAAATTCAAGGTAGTTCAGCATGGTCTCCACCAATAAAATTTATTGTTGAATTATGTAATGTGTACAATCTAAACGCACGAATGGAATATGAAGAAGGAGGAATGGATTTTGCTGGAAAGCTGGAAATATCTCCAAATGGCATAACCCAGCATTTTGAAATGACAGCAGATGAATTTAATTATTTGGAAGATTACCACGCTTGGTGTGATAGACAAATAGACCATTATGGCTATGAAGATGATGGCGATAAATTATTTATTGCTGATTATAAAGGAAATGGTTGGCTCAAAAAAGCACATTTTGAGGAAACTTTAAAGTATATAAAAATTCAAATGAAAGAAGAAACCTTCCAGTCTAATTCATAGGCTGGATAGGTGTTTCATAAATATATAAATTATGGCGAAAAGAAACGGAACATTTTGTTTAGTTGCAGAAACTTACGATTTCTGTGTAGAATATTCCTATTATTGGGATAATGGATCGTGGGAACAGCCCCCAGAAGAAGAGCTGATAATAAAAGAAGTATCAATTAACGGAACGGACATTACAGATTTCTACTGGGATTGGATTGACAGCGAAGAGCTGTATAGTAGAGTGCTGGAATATGCAAGAGATAATATTTAAAATTATGATAAGCGAAGATAAAATAAAAAGAATAGCCCAAGACATTATTAATGATGATGAATGGGTAAATGACAGCCATAGTCAGGCTGAGCATAACGGAATCCGAAACGGATTGGAAAGATTGTTAAATCATTTGGAAGAAACCAAACCCAGCAAGGGAATGGTGCCAAATTTAGTTACAGGTGAACATTCTGATAGTGATATTGTTGATGTTTTGTATTCAGATTTTCCAAAAGTTTTTGAGCAAATTTTAGAATTTTTAGATTTGCAAAATTAAAATAAATACACTAAGTTTACACAGAATTTAATTAAATTAACTTTAATGTCCGATAATACAAAAACACACAAAGCTTTATTTTCTTACCTTGATGTTTGCCATTCTTTGATTTTAAATAGTGGTGAAAATCAGCGTATAAAACAATGCTCCAAGTGTGGAAGGTGGGTGTTAGAGAGTAGTTTAGTTGAGGGAGCTTGTGATGATTGCGAAGTTCCCTTGTTCATATAGTTAGTTAATTTTAGGAGACTGGGTGCGAAAGTTAAGAACGCACTTCTATCAGCACCCTCTCTCTTTTACTTTTAAATTATGAGAAAAGAAAACTATACAGTTCATTTATACTTTGGTGGCGAAGAGCCTGATGCTATTATGCACACCACTGATATTGACCAAGCAAGGCGTTGGGTAAGCGATGCTGAGCATGGACTAATTTTAAACAGCCAAAACATAGCAGTACAATGAATCATTTTTATAACAACGGACAAGAATTTCTCCGGAAAAAGATACTGGACAAAGAAAGAAAAAGACAAAGACTATATAGATCAAGACAAGGTAAATCTGATGAAAGATATTCAAGAGATATAAAGCTTACTTTAATTTCTTATGTTGGATTGATTATAGTTATATTAATTTTAATACTTACTAAGTCGTGAAATCAACAAGAGATTATATAAAAAGTATATCAAAAGACATAACAGAATTATTGCTCTTAAAAAATTCTAATTATGGAGACACGGCAAATAATCCTCCACAAATATTTTCTAAACTATCAGCACAAGAGGCTATTTGTGCGAGGTTAGATGATAAGTTAAGCAGAATTAAAAAGCTCTCTATAAACCATGTAGGAGGTATTGATGATAAAACTGATGAAAGTGCTAAAGATACAATTAAGGATATAATTGGTTACATGATATTACTTTTGGTTCAAATTCAAAAACGAGAAGATAAAATAGTAGCCGAGCTTATCGAGTTAAAAAATAAGAAAAAAAACGATTTATGAAATTAAATATATTTGAGCAATACGCCAAAGCTGTTGCCAAACAATTCCATATTACATTAGATGAAATGTTTAGCGGAGACAGAAGAAGAGATTATGTTGATGCCAGACAAATGCTTTATTTTTTGTGCATGGAAAGACCGATTAGATTAAACTACATTGTTAGGTTTATGAAAGAGGCTGGTTGTGAGGTTTACCACACTACGATTTTACATGGGTATAAAAAAGCTAAAGAACAAATAGACAGCGATCCAGACTATAAAGCTGTAGTTGAAAAAATTAAGGATTTAGGGGTTAATGTATAATCTTATTGAAATATTTGAACAAGCCACAAATGATGCTATGGCTTTTCCTACAACATTACCAGAAGGAAAAAGCATCATTGGAAGAGGTGCTAAAATCCAAAAGTTTGGAGATAAGATTGAAATATTAAATATGGGTAAAGGTGGAGATTATTTTAAAGAGTGTAACCCAAATGAATATCAAATATTTCTTGACAATGGCTGGAAGGCCGGAACAATAAAATTATCTATATCAAATTGTAAGCACAAGCTGGAGTTGATAGAGGATAAAATTAAAACCGAGCTGAACACTCGGAAGAATGATAAACACATTCAAAATTTAAAGTCTCGTAGAGAGGCTTTATTGCAAAAATACGCAAACTTAAAAATTAAATTAAATAAATTATAATTATGGAAAAATCATACGAAAATTTGAGTAAAATTTCTGTCGCAGGAAAGACAGAGAAAAAGGGTAAGTTTAGTTATTTGTCTTGGGCTTGGGCTTGGCACATCTTACAAACAAATTATCCAGGCAGTAAAAGGGTTGTATATGAAGATGAAAACGGAGTTCCGTATTTCAATGATGGAAAATATGCAAATGTTAAAGTGGGGGTAATTGTAAATGGCGTTGAGCATATTGATTATATGCCTGTAACTGACCATGTAAATAGGTCAATTCCTTACGCAAAAATTAATTCTTTTGACATTAATAATTCTATTCAACGATCCACAGCTAAAGCGATTGCTATGCACGGATTAGGTTTATCTTTATGGATTGGAGAAGATACTTCAAGAATACCTAATGAAGATATTAAACCAGCGGAGGTAACACCAGAAGTTCCGTTGGGAGAGTATCATTTAGAAGTAGACGGAGAAAACTGGGAAAGAGTGTTGAATTTTGTAGTTAAAAACAAATCACAAGGTATGCCTTTTATTGTGTCTGAACTAAAGAAAAAGTATAAAGACAAATTGTTTCAAAAAAACACAAAGGTTTTTAAGCAATTAGAAAAAGAAGTTAATGGATAAATTAATTTTAGACAGACTTCGTAATGATGAGGATTATTATGGGGAGTATGGAAAGCAGTTTCTTTCAGCTTCAGGTGTAAGAACTTTAATAAGAGAGCCACACTTATTTGGCAAATCTTTCAAAACCTTGCCTTTGTTAGAAGGAAGATACTTTCATTTACTAATGTTGGAAGAAGATAAAGTAGATAATATTCCGGTGGTGGATATGAAATCCAGAAATTCAAACGCATTTAAGGAATTTAAAAAATCTAAAGAGCTGGACAGCTACGACATTCTATTGCAGCACGAAGCTGACAAATTACAAAGATTAGCTGATAAAATGAGAGGAAACATTGAGGTCTTTGACTATATATATAGTAAAGACAATCAGTTTGAAGTTCCAGGATTAGAAGAGATTCACGGACAAATATTCAAAGGCAAGTGTGATATATTATCTAAAGATTATGTTTACGATATTAAAACTACTGGAAACCAATTTAAGTTTCGTTGGTCTGCTGATGAATATCTTTATCACGCACAAGCATATATCTATCAAGTTTTATTTAAAAAACCTATGGTGTTTTTAATTATTGACAAAAATACCGGCCTTATGCGTTATGCAGACTGTAGTGATAGGTTTATAGAAAAAGGAGAATTAAGCGTAATTAAAGCAATAAATATATATGAGAAATTTTATAGTCCTAAAGCGACTGATAATATCAATTCGTTCGTATTTAGGGAAACTTTATAGAAAAAATGATTCGTCATGGTTGCAAGTTCCAAACAGCTGTGATGATGAGCATCAAAAGAAATTAATAATTTCTGGTGCTGTTAAAATTTTGGAACAAAACATTAAAATTGTTAACAATGAGTGATACTTCAAATGAGGAATTTAAGCACAATGCGGGAAATGGTAATCTATTTGTAAATAAATACAAAGAGAAGGCCAATCAACCAGATTATCGTGGCAACTGCACTTGTCCACAAGGCGTTTCTTATGAACTTGCCGGGTGGAAAAAAAGCACACAAAGCGGTGATCCTTATCTTTCTATTTCTATGTCGGTAAAACAAGAAAAGAAAAATGATGCACCCGCACCAGCTCAAGCGCCTGTTACTGCAAATGCACAAACAGACGATTTGCCATTTTAAATAAATACCCATTCCAGCTTTGACAAGTTGGGGTGGGTTTTTTAATCACTTAGTAAAACTTTTAATAATAATATTAAAGTTTATTTTTTTTGTAATTTTTTTGACATAGTTGGAATATGGAAGTAACAATATTTAAAGATATAAAAGAGACAGCACAACCTTTTTACAGGGGTGTTGACTTTATATTACACAGGATTAAGAACGGTGCTTCAAAGGAATTAGTTAAAAGAATAAGAGCAGAGAAAGACAAAGAAAAATTAAACAAACTCAAACAAAACCTACCAGCTATATGTTTCAGTGGTAAGTTCAGCAAAAGAACAGACAACTCTTTAATGCACCATTCAGGGTTAATATGTTTAGACTTTGATGGCTATGAAAAAAATAGAGATATGCTACAGGAGAAAGAAAGGATGTCGAAAAACAAATATGTTTATTCTGTTTTTATTTCTCCTTCTGGCAAAGGATTAAAAGTGTTGGTAAGAATACCCTCAATACCTGAAAACCACAAAAGTTATTTCAATAGTTTAGAAAAACATTTTGGAAGCGATTACTTTGATAAGACTTGTAAAAACTTATCTCGAGTTTGCTACGAGAGTTACGATCCATTATTGCATATAAACGAAAACGCAAGTATGTGGGATAAGCTTGAGGAAAAAGAATACACTGAGGTTATCAAAGGTGTTGATATGCAAACCATTCCAATAACAGATGAAAACAAAATTGTAGAAATTTTGGTTAAATGGTGGCAGAAAAAATATCCTATGATTGAAGGGCAAAGGAACAACAATGTTTACATCTTAGCGTCTGCTTTTAATGACTATGGGGTAAACCAAAACCTGGCAGAGTATGTGTTACAAAGTTTTGTAACTCAAACTTTTACCAGAGAAGAAATTAAAAAGACCATAGCTTCTGCTTATTCTAATAGACAAAACTTCGGAACAAAATACTACGAAGATGAGGATAAGGTAAACATGGTAAAGCATAAGCTCAAACGTGGTGTCTCCAAAAAAGAAATTAGAACACAGCTCGAGGACATTGATAATCAGGTAGTTGACAGTGTCATAACCAGATTAGAGCAAGAGCAAAGCAACCACCACTTTTGGACGAAAAGCGAAAAGGGTGTTATAAAAATTGTTCATATACTTTTTAAACATTTTCTTGAAGAACACGGATTTTACAAGTTTTGTCCACAAGGGGGTAAAAACTATGTGTTTGTCCGTGTTACAAATAATTTAATTGACCACACCAGCGAAAAAGAAATTAAAGATTTTATTCTTAACTACTTATTAGATATTGACGATCTGTCTGTGTATAATTATTTTGCTGAAAACACCAGATATTTCAGAGAGGAGTTTTTAACCTTGTTGTCTTCTATCGATGTTTACTTTATAGAAGATACAAAAAACACCAGCTATTTGTATTACAGAAATGGTGCTGTAAAAATAGAAAAATCAAAAGTAACTCAAATAGATTACCTTGACTTAGGTGGTTATGTTTGGAAAGACCATGTTATTGACAGAGACTTTACTATTTGTGAAACCATTGATTGTGATTATCAAAAGTTTATACAAAACATTTGTGGAAATGACAATACCAGAGAAGTATCAATGAGGTCTACTATTGGTTATATGTTGCACGGTTGGAAAAACTTAGCGTATTGCCCAGCAGTTATATTAAATGATGAAGTTATATCTGACAACCCCGAAGGTGGTAGCGGAAAAGGATTATGGGTTAATGGATTAAGCCACATGAAAAAGGTAGTAGTAATTGATGGTAAAGGATTTAATTTTGAAAGAAGCTTTGCTTATCAACTTGTTAGTGCTGATACGCAGATTCTCTGCTTTGATGATGTAAAAAAACATTTTGACTTTGAAAGATTGTTTTCTGTTGTAACCGAAGGTTTAACACTTGAAAAGAAAAATAAAGACGCAATTAAAATTCCTTTTGCTAAATCACCCAAAATAAGCATAACAACCAATTATGCAATCAAAGGTAAAGGAACGTCTTTTGAAAGGCGTAAGTGGGAGCTGGAGTTAGCACACCACTATAATAAAGATTACACCCCATTAGAAGAGTTCGGTAAGTTAATGTTTGGTGATTGGAAAGACGATGAGTGGTGTCAATTTGATAACTATATGATTGAGTGCCTACAGCTCTACTTGGAACGTGGTCTTTTGGAAAGTGATTTTGTAAACTTGAAAATTAGAAAACTATCTGCTGAGACTTGCCATGAGTTTATTGAATGGTGTGGTGTAATTGGCGATAACCCAATTCATGAAAAACTAAAACCCAACACGCAAATTTATAAACAAGAATTGTATTTCGATTTTATTGAAGACAACCCGGACTTTGCTCCGAAATCTAAAATGACAGTATCAAGGATGCGATTTACTAAATGGTTGCTTGCATTTGGAAATTACAAATTTGACACAGAGCCAGAGCAAGGCAGAGATGCTGGGGGTAGATGGATAAAGTTTATTAAGAAAGAACCAAAACAACAAGACTTTGAATTTTAGAGACTACCAAATAAATATAATTAACAAGGGTTGCGAAGTTTTATCTAAGCATAATCTTTTATACTTAGCTATGGAAGTAAGAACCGGCAAAACCCTAACAGCCTTAGGTATATGTGAAAATCTTAATTGCAACAATGTTTTGTTTGTAACTAAGAAAAAAGCTATATCCAGTATAGTATCTGATTACAAAATGTTTGATCCAAATTATTACTTAGAAGTTATAAATTATGAAAGTCTACATAAAATTACACGAAAGACATGGGATATAATTATAGTTGACGAGGCGCACAGTTTAGGAGCTTTTCCAAAACCCAGTAAAAGGGCAAAAAATTTAAAGATACTAACAGCTCTTTACAAAAGTAAAGTAATTTTGCTTTCAGGAACCCCAACTCCTGAATCTTATTCTCAAATGTATCATCAAGTATATTACATTCCAGGCAATCCTTTCAGCAGACACAAATCTTTCTACAAGTTTGCTTCTGAATATATTGATACCACTAAAAGACCTATCAATGGAACTTGGATTAATGATTATAGCAAAGGCAAACAATCTATACTTGACGATATGAAACCTTATACAATATCTTACACGCAAAAACAAGCTGGCTTTGTAGTCAATACTAATGAAGAAATACTAAGGGTGGATATATGTAAGTCTGTAAAAAACATAATTAAGAAGCTCACAAAAGATAAACTTGTGAGGGGAGAAAAAGAATTAATATTAGCTGATACGCCAGTCAAACTAATGACAAAAACACACCAGTTATCTTCTGGTACTATTAAATTTGAAAGCGGTCGATCAATGGTTCTATGCACAGCTAAGGCAAAGTTTATAAAAGAGCATTTCAAAAATAAAAAGATTGGTATCTTTTATAAATTTAAAGAGGAGTTAAACGCTTTAAAACAAGTATTTGACAACAATCTTTGCACAACCTTAGAAGAGTTTAATGCAACAGATAAAAATATTGCTCTGCAAATTGTCAGTGGAAGAGAAGGGATAAGTTTGGAAGCTGCCCAGGCGCTGGTTTATTATAATATAGATTTTTCAGCAACTTCCTACTGGCAAAGCAGAGATAGAATGACAACTAAAACCAGGTTAAATAATAAAATATATTGGATATTTTCCAACAGCGGTATGGAAAACGATATATATAATACAGTTATTAAAAAGAAAGATTATACGCTCAGTCACTTCAGGAAAGATTTATTATCTTTATCTGTATAGATATGACTGAGCAACAAATACAAACCAAAAAAATCAAAGAGCTTGAAGGTTTGGGTTATTATGTTATAAAGCTAAAGCTGACTAATAAAAACGGAATACCTGACCTAATAGCATTAAAAAAAGATGAACTACCTTTGTTTGTTGAAGTCAAAAAACCAAATGGAAAACTATCTAAACTACAAGAGTTTAGAAAAGATGAGCTTGAGTCTTATGGATTTACAGTTGAAACATATAAAGGATAGTGATTATAAGGTTGAAGAATTTTTTCTTGAATCAATGGGTAAACTACCCTTATCTTTAGCCTTCGCTATATCTGTTTACTTAGATGAGAACTTGCCAGAACTTAAAGAAAACCTATTGACTACACATATTTTAGGCGGCAGAATAATACATAAAGATTCTCCGTTTTATTTTGTAGTAGAGATACTTTACGATGAGGATAAAGTTCTGACATTTACAGACATTATGGAAATAGATATGGACGAGTATTTAGATTTAATGAACTTAAATATGTATATAAAAACCAATGGACAGAGCAGAGCTACTACTACAAATTACGGGTGAGGTATTTTCTATACCGGATATAAAATCAAACAGAAGACAAATCAAATACATTCAAGCCAGGGCTTTGATGTACAGGCTATTAAGAAATACTTTGTACATGACTTATCAAAAGATTGGAAAGTTATTTGAAAAGAATCACGCAACTGTTCTTCACGCCTACAATGAGTTTCCATATATGTTAAAACATGACCCGTCTTTGGATGAAAAATATACATTAATTAAGAGGCTTTGGTTGGGTGATGATAATATTGTTACAGAGAAAAAGGGTATTGAATACTATAAAAAGCAAAACAAAATTTTGGTAAATCAAAATATTTTGTTAAATTCCCGTGTTACTCTATTAGAGCTAACTATTCAAAAACTTGAAAATAAGCCAAACGAAGACCATAACTGCAATTTAGGGAAAGACAGTACAAATGGATAAATAAAGTATGGCTCCTAAAATATTAGCGCAGGACAGAGGTTCTATAAGTCACATAAACCATGTGACCAACAACCTGCACGACCTTGCTGATGAGCTCTACGAAGACCTAATGGATAGGGAAAATGACCAGGCAAAGGTAACCGCACAAAAGATTTGCAAACTAATGGCTGAACTATCCACCTCACTAACAGATGAAATATGAACAAAGCCACAGCAGGAGAACTCAAGGAGTTCGCTGAAACTATTGCAAAGAGATTTTCTAACTATAATCGTGAAGGCAATTTTAACAATGAAACATTTTCTGTTGACGAAGTTATACCTATGTCTGACCACTCGGCAGTTATTAATTTTAAAAAAAATACAGGTAAGTTAGCTTGTGCTTTTGCTTATTATATAGCTAAAGGTCGATCTAAAGGTTGGAAATATTTTTTCCCTTCTGATTCCCATATTGCTGGGATGCAAGCCTTCCATTTTTATAAGCTTCAAGCGGAGAGATTGAATTACAAAATGAATTAACTTTTTTGTGCTGCACCAACTCTGAGCATTTTTCATAGTCTTCAATACCAGAAAAATATTCTATTAAAACATCAAACACATCATCTTGCATAGAAACCACAGGTAATGTTGGGTTAAATATAAACGCAGTTTGGTCATCTTTCTCCAGCATTTCTTCATAAGAAGACTTGCCAGTCAGAACGCTGTAGCTGTCCATCATACATTTGTGTTGGTTTAGTTTCATCATTATTGTAAATCTGCTGGTACACTTCTTTGACCTCCGCTTCTTTTTAAATCAGCTGGCACACTTCTTTCAGACTCACTTCTTCTTAAATCAGGCGGCACTCTTTTCAGGTATTCTTCTTCCCATTTCTTAACTTGCTCAGCGGTTGGTGGCCTTTTTCCAAATCTTTCTTTTATTATCATTCTTCTTATATCTTTATAAAAAGGTATCAAACCAAAATTTCCTAAAGCCTCTATGCTCATTCGATTTGTAAGCTCATCCATAGCTCTTTGTTGTGCCTCAGGCGTTTTTCTTGTCAGCTTTCGGGAACCAAGTATTACGCTTCGCTCTGCGGTTTTAAACAAAGGTGCGTAAGGCCCAGCGAACAGATATAAAAACTTTCTAACAGGATCCTCAAAATCTTCCATTTGGAATTGATTAAACGTAATAGCGTGTTTGTAAGGATTATATTCCTCGTTGTTTCTTAGGTCTGCAAGTAATGGTTCATTCAGACCATACTCAAGTGCAAATGCTGGTAAAGCATTTGGTATATTACCAAAAGAACCTCTTGTAATAAGCTGAGTTATAGCACCTACCAGTTGTCTTTGAATTAACAATTCAAAGTCTTCCTCTTTGTCTTCATCTTCAATTCCTAAAAGCTCTGTGTCTAATAATTGTGTCATAGCTGTATATAAAACCATATACATACTCATTCTCATTGTTACACCAGTCAGCAAGCCTAAAGCCTGTCTCTTGTTTAGCTCACCCTTTCCGTTCATATATATTGCATTTACAGCTCTTCTTGCTGTGTTGTATTCAAATAAAGTAAATCTTGCCATATACCCATTCGCCAATCTATACATATCTTTTAAACCATCTTTTCTTCTAATATTTTTCTCTACACCTTCAAAAGGATTTGTTGATGTTGTAATAGTAATACTAAAATCATCGGCAGCATTTCTTGCCCTATCTCTTGCCAATCTATATTGTTCATCAGCAAGAATACCTTTACCTTCGGCAAAATCCCTTAAATCTTTTACTTTAATTTTTATTTCTTTGCCATTTATGTCTTTAGTGGCTTTGGCAAATGCTTTTGCAAATGCTCCATAGTATAAGGGTCTTGCTAATATCTGGTCTGGCCCGGACATAAGTTTTTGTGATACATAATTAAATGCTTCCCTCATTTGTGCAGGGCCTAAGCCGTCAAGTTTCCCAAGCTGGTTCATTATGGCGTTAACTGCTTCTCCCTGACCTTCTCTTGTTTTAATAAAATCACCATAGTTATCATACTTACTCTTTATTGTGCTTTCATCAAACAATTTTGTGCCTTGAGAAGAATCAAGTCTATTTAATATTTCCAAGCCTAAATGTCTGTCAACATAAGCAAACTTTCCGAACTCCTTTATTCCTAAAGCTGCTATATCAGGAGCTGCCACCATCATAGACATATTTGCTCCAAGTTCAGCTGCTGCTCTTGGTGCTGAGGCTAAAGTAGCTTGATAGCCATAACGAGCTATCGCAGCGGCCGGAGATTCTTCGCTTAGTACGCCCAAACTATTTATGTATATTGCGTCATCTGCTATTTTTGTTGATTGTGCCAAAGCAGTCACCACAGCTTTTCGTATATCAGTGGACTTCATATCTTCATACTTTGCAGTCAATTTATTAAGAGTCCTTGCTACTCTTCTATTAGCTGGTGTCATATAATAATCCAATAAGGTCATTTGCGCACCTCGTAAGGCTGAAGAAAACGGATTAAAGCTAATTGCCTTGGAACCAGGTGTTCTACTAATTAGATTGCCTGCTTTCGTTGTTTCCGAATTAATATACTTATCCTTCATCTTAACATCCGTCTCTTGTAAAAATGTCTCATTACCAACGACTTGGTTGTGGCTATAAGAATTTAATAAATCAACTCTGTTCCCGTGTACAACCGATGAAAGATAAAGAGCTTTATCCGCAAATGATCCATTGACTTTGTCTAATATTTTCTTTGCCTCTTTCATTCCAGGAGTAAAATCATCCATTAGTTTTTTATAATTTACACCTTTATCTGTCACGTATTTTTCCCTAAGGGTTTCTAACTGCTCAAGATTTTTTCCTTGTGCGTATTTGCTTTCGTCTTTAATAGTTTTGTCTAAAAACTCTTCAGCGGGTGGTGCTACTTTATTGTAAGTGCCATCTTCTAATTTATTAGACTCTGCTATTTCATAAAGCTGTGCAAGTCTTATCATCTTACCTCTGTAAGATATTTTATTTTTATCTTTAATTGTTCCGCTCAGCTTTTTCATGGCTGAATCTACATCTGCTTTTATCTTAATAAATTCTACTTTAGCTTGTTCAAAAGCTCTTGACTTTGGCGCAACAACATTATTATATACAGCTTTATTATTAAAGTTACCTACAACCTCATCAATAAATGCTTTTGGGTTAGATCGAATCCTATCAATTTCTACCCCCGCCTTGACAGTTCTGGATCTTGATGGTGTCTTGGTGATAGCTAATTTTATTTTTCTTAGTATATCTCTTTGTTTTAACAACCATGGTCTCTCTTTGATTTTATCAATTCTTTTATCAAGTATATCAAGAGCGTTATTACTTTCAACATCAAGCTGAAGGTCTAATGCGTTCTTTGAAACCACTCCTTGTCTTATATTATCTTTTACTCTGTTTAGTAATTTTAATTTAGAAACGTCAACGTTTCCGTCTTTCTTTTCTTTGACTAAACCTTCAATTTCAGCTCTGGTTAATCTATTTAAAAACTTTGCAATCTTTCTGCTGTCTTCATCATTTAACATATTAATCTCTTCTGAGTTTAATTTATTATCTAAAACCTCGTTGACTTCTGCATCTACATCTACTTCTTTTACTTCAGTAGATTTGCCAACCTCAGCGTCAACCTTGTCAACATTTTCATTAACAGCGTTAATAATTTCGTTAGCTCTTTGCATATAAGAGTTTACGTTGTCGGTAAGATTTAACTCTTTACCTGTCGAAAAATCCTGAACTAATTCTAAATACGAATCGAGTAACGGCTCAGGAACCGCATACTGACTAAAAGAGAAAACATCTTGCAAGGCTGTAAATATATCTTGCTGTACTGCACCGGTCTTTTGTCTTACACCTTTTTTGGCTTTTCTTCTTTTAGCTAATGATACTGAATTATATTTTTCAGCAAGTTCGGCTTTTGATAATACTTTGTCTACAAACTCTAATACATTTTTTAAATTTGAAGGGTTTGATAAATCTCTTGTGGCTCTAATCTTATTGATTATAGCTGTTAGCTGAGAGCCTTTGATTTTAGTAGCTCCTTTTCCTAATGTTTTAATTTCTCCTATTAAAGTCTTAAGACCTTCCTTTTGTGCAGCAACACCTTTTCTCGCTGCTTTAGCCTCTAATTTAATTTGGTCAACTAAAGCGTCCTTTTCATTTACCGTAATCTTTTTAGGTTTTATACCTAATACCTTTTTTGGTGAAGGAGATGGTTTCTTTTTTGTCTTAACATCTACATTTCTTGCTTCAGCTCTTGCTTCATCAAAAGCTCTGGCTGCCGCTTCTACATTAGGCATACGGTTTGGATCTACCGAAAGAACAGCCTTTATGTTTCTTGGTGTAGGTTTCAATCCTGTTAATTCTGTAAACCTGGACTCTAAATCTGAAAGAAACTCTTTTCCAGGGAGGTTTGATTGTATAAATTCATTGATAGCTTTTCTGTTCGGGAAGTTTGAAACCAAATCTATTACATCGTTAGTGTCTATATTCGCAACACCTTTCTCTTCACCAATTACATCAGCCCAAGCATCTTCTATATTAGCACCTTCCTTTTCAACCCATATCCTTGATACATTGGTTTCTTCTGGTCTGGTTCCAGTCATGTCTATCCAGGACTTTCTTGAAAATGTAATAATTGGTCTACCCTCTGGCATTAAAGCAGTTAAACCTGTGTCAGGAAATAATGTGTCTAAAAATTGAGCGTCTGCTTTTTGTTCTCTTACCATATTTATAGTCTCTGCAACCTCTCTTACATTGCCTGATGAAACCACATCCGCAACATAATCTTGTCCTGTTACGGTCTCAGGCGTAGGTTGAGCTACATCTTTTGGTTGCGCTCTTTTTGAAACCATTTTTTTAATAGCTTCAGCTTGTTTCTCATTTTTTTCTAAGGCTAATATGTTTCTTCCTGCATCCAATGCGCCTGTTACTGTCGAACCACTGCCTGCAAATGGATCAAACACTAAAGCTCCTTTTTCTGTAGACCTTTCAATTACAGCTTGTAAAAACTCTGAAGGTTTAGAGGTTGGATAACCGCCTTTCTGCGGGTGTTTGAAAGCATAGTATTCATTAAGTCTGGTTCCTTCGTTTACCTTACCGCTTTTCGTAAATGAGAAAACATATTCAGAAAGAACAGTACCTCCAACTTGGTGTGGCGTTCCTGTGTTGTATAGTTTTTGAAATGTAGCTACACCAGCAGATTGTAAATCTGTATCGTTTAAGCCGGTTAAGTAATTTGAAACAACATCTTGCGTTCCCTTTTGTGCAGAAATCATAAATATTAAAGGAGAGTTATCTGTCTTTAAAAGTTTTTCTGCGTCTTTAACAAACCCAGCAAACTCTTCAGCTGATATTTTAGCGAAGTCAGCAAAATTTCTGTTACCACCCGTTTGACCTGGGCTATCATAAGGTGGGTCTAAGAATATCATATCGAATTTTACTCCTTCTTCAGCTAATTTTTTAACCTCATTCAAAGCGTCAGCTGCATGGATAACAGCAGCTGTTTCTCCCTCAGCTGTCTTAATTGTATAAACACCCGCAGCAACTCTTTTTATTTCACCAGTCTTTGCTCCTTGTCCTAATATTCTTCTCACAGTAGGGGCTGGCAGACCTGAAACCTCAGTTATTTCTTTGATTGATGCCTTGTCTCTTTTACCTAATATTTCAATTACTCTGTCTTTCTGAGTTAACTTTGGTTGGCCAGCAGGTCTCTTATCTTCAAGTATTTGAGCTTTTTCACGAGCAAGTGCCGGTGTGTCAGGGGTTACTTTGTCTGCTCTTTTTCCTGCGTTTACATCTAAAATATTTTTTAGATAATATTCTTCAGCAGCTTTAGTTTGAGCTGGAGTTGCTTTTTTCTTTGTTCCCTTTAATGTTACATCTTTAATCGAACCATCAGGCTTATAATTAATTTGTACATTACTTTGTCTACCTGTTTTAGTTGGAACCACTGTAGGTTTCTGAACATCAACTTGTTGTGTTAAATTTTCAAAAGGAACAGAAGGCTGGGTTGGTCTTTGAATTGGAGCTTCTACTAAATTGGCAACTACCGTAGTGGTATTTGTGTTGTTGTCTTTATCATTAAAAGTTACTACTACATCTGCTACATTACCTGCTTCTGACTCTCTAACCTCCGTAACTTCAATACTTTGTAGTGTGGATCCTTCTTCAAGATTTTCTTGTATATTACTTCGTTCTTCAGGTGATATAATGTACTTATTTCCCAAAGCAAGTTGCTCGTTCAGAGCTGATTTAAACTTGGTAGTTTTTACACCCCCCTCTTCAACTACTGTCTCTACTTGCGTTTGCGCTTCCGGGCTGTTCGCAATTTCAGTTTCGACTTGGGTCTCACCCTCTGGGGCAACTTGCCCCGTGGTGTCTCCTTCTCCCACTGCTTGGCTATCTCCGGGAGATTCTTGTACATCCACTTTCGCTGCGCTTGACTTTTGAATGGCATCTGCTTTTTCGTTTATCTGTTGTTCAGTCGGGTCAATTATCCCTTCTGCTTTTAATTCATCTAATGCTAATTTACGAACTTCTTGGGTACTTTGTTGAGGCGCTTTAAAGTAATCAGGACTTCTTAGTACCATTTTACCATCCACAACTTCGTATATATCATAGTTACTAATGTCTCTTGCAGGAGTATTTGGTTTAGGTAGCACTATGCCTCTGCTCTCTTCAACAGTTTCTCTGTTTATAAAACTTTCATTAGGCTGCAAGTCAATAGACTGTATAGTACCTGGTTTTGAAACTAAAACAAAACCACCTTCTATATCAGAAACTCTATTGCCAAATACTCCACCTTGTTGAAAGTTAGGTGTTTGTCTATTATCATTTCCTATTTTAAATTTACCTTCACCTCTTTCATTAACAGTACCTTCGACAAACTCATTAATATTTTCATTTGTACCAGTAATTTGACCGCTATTTAGCCAGCTTTTTATAGCTTCAATACCTCCTTTTTTCTTTCTTGAATTGAATATTGTTTTATGCGTTATCACATCTGGCCCATATATTTTTGCAACATCAGTAGCTTCAATAGTTTGACTCTCTTGTACATCCACTGAAGTAGGTGTCGTTTGTGGTTTGTTATATATTTCAGCTATCTCATTATTGATTTCTTTTCTTCTAATTCGATTTACTTCTAACTCCATGTTGCCAAGGCTTTCTTTCTCATACTCCAACTCAATCAATCTCTTTCTGTCTTCACCTATAAACCTTGATGGTGTTTCGCTTTCTAAAACAGCTTTTCTTTGTATCTCATCAACTATACCGCTCATCGCTTGGTCATTCGTAACCTCAATACTCATTTTCTTAAGTTGTTGAGGAGTAGCAGACAACACGAATATTTCCATTGTTTTTTGAGTTACTATATCCCCATTAATCTTATATTGTGGAATGTTAAAACTTGTGCCGTCTAACTTATTGGTGTTTTTAGCATCTTGATAAGCAGTCAGTGGAACAGATATTATAGTACCAGGAGCTGCACCTATCGTTTCTAAAAATATTTCTCTTGCATCTTGATCTTGGTCAGCTGCAACTCGTGCTAATGATTCTCCTATACCTCCTAATGCCATTTCTTCAACACCTGTTTCTAATACCCTTCTGGTTAAAGACTGCTGACCTCTAATATTTCCACCTCTAAAAAATTTTTTAGCTTGTTTTGCAACCTCTTTACTTCCGCCTTTGATACCAGCTTTTATAATTGGCTTACCAAATGCTGTTCCTGCTCCTAAAAGTAAAGCATCAACACCTGCAATAGTTCCACCCCTTGCCATAGCTCTATTTCTAATTCTTTGAACTGCCTCTGGATCCCCTAAAAGTTCTTTTATACCTTCAGCATCCAAAGGAAGATTTTTCTTATCAAGCTCTTCTCTTAAAAATTCTGTGAAAGACATAGCTATTTCTAAACTCCCAACTGCTCCAGCTATCGCTCCTCTTGTTGCTCCTATTTTTGCTCCAGCTATTGCTCCAGGCCCAGCTCCTACACCGCCAGCGAAAGCTCCCACTGTGGCTCCTACACCAGCTCCTACACCAGCTCCTACACCTGAGCCAGCTGCTGCATAGGATAATACGGTAGGGTTAAGCATGGAGCTTATACTCTTAACTATAACCTCTGGTGCAACCGTAGGGCTTTTTAAAAAAGCTAAAATTGATGCACCAAAACCGCCAAAACGTGGATAAAATTTTTCGTAATCGCTGTTGAAGTCTGCCATTTCTTGGCTTTGACCTTGATTGTCCATAGCCCTAACAGCTCTAACATATTCCTCTAAGTCTGCGTCTGATATTGTAGAGCCTTTTAAAAAAACCTCTATTGCCTCATCAACTGAAGCTCCTTCAGTTCTACCTCTTTGCCATGCTCTTACCATATCGCCAAGAAAATCTCCTTCGCCACCAAACATAGAAACACCTATGTTGTCAAAAAAGTTTGGCGCCTCTACAACTTGAGTTATTGGAGCGTCACCTTCTCTAACTAAATCAGTTGGTACATTTCTTTCACCAACCTCTCCAGGCTGTTCCATTTGTACTGTAATTACACCTTGATTATTTATGTCATCTTGCTGTTGCTGGGTGTCAGTCTCTACAACCTCAACTTCTTTTGGTGCATCAACACCAACAGGTTGCTCAGGAGCGGGGCTTTGTGATAATCCCGGTGAAGATAATGCTTCGTCTGCCGGTGTAATAGAACCCGTAGTACCCACCGGAGAATCTCCACCCGAAGGATCGCTTATTGTTTTTTTTTTTAAGTTCACTGTCTTTTTGAACTCCTCAAGGTCGGCAAAAGCGCCCTCTTGCATAAGCTCAAACAACTCTTCGTGACTCAAGCCTTCAGCAAAAGACAAAAACTCTTCTTGGGATTGAAAAGCTCCCTCTTGTAGTAAATCATATAATTCTTCAAGTTCAAACATAAATATTTATTACTGATTTTTCCATCTTCTTATTGCCTCTAACTTCTGTTTTGCCGGTGGTAATGTGTTAAAATTAGGGTCGTTAGCCACATCTGCTACAAAATCCGATAAAAGTTTAATGTTACCAAAAGCTGTTGGCTGTCTTGATTCATTGGCTTTAGCAATTATTTTATTCAGCGAGCTCTCTAAATCTCCAGTTAACACACTTAAATTGTTTGAGTCTATTCTTGCGTTTGTATTATTCTGAGGTTTGTATTCATAAGTGAATATTAACTCTTCATTATTTGCGTTTTTAACAACATCACCATTTGCGTCAACAAGTTTAACTACAGTACCTTTACCGGTCATCTCATTAACTTTCTGGTCTCCATCTATTACAATTCTTAAGCCGTCTCGAGTTAATTGAGCTTTTACTTCTGGTGGTAGATAGTCGGTAAAAATTTTAGTAATGTGTTTATCTATTTTACTATCCGGCTGTAATTTAAATCCATTAGTGTCAAATTTATCATCAAGAAAAGCTTCTATTGTTGCGCTTTGGTTTCCTTGATAAGTTCTGGAGATATTTTGAATAGGTTGTTCAGAAACTTTATCTAAGAAAGCATCATCCCTTATACCTCCAAGTGTAAAGTTGTTTTTTTGAATTAATTGTGATATTCTGTTTTCAGATAATGTTTGCTGTTGACCTTGTGGGCCTGGCGGCAGCAGGTTAGATGAAATCAAAGCAATTTCTTGAAGCGTTGATTGTCTGTCTTCTCTTTCTTGTGTGCCAGGGTCATCTTGTCTTCCTGATTGTCTATTGATAGGCAGAGTATTTCCGTCTGCGTAATAAATAATAATATTGTCTTCAGTCATTGTGAATTTCAATATCCTTTTCGGGTCATTTGCTGGCAGTGACTGGTTTCTTATATCAACAAGGTTTCTTAGTTTGTTACTTGCTTGGTTAGTATTTGTATCAGTAAGAATAGTATTTAAATCTTGTATATAACCAAAATCTATTTGTTCTTGTTGAGTAGTCCTTTGACCAGTAGAGGTTTCTTTAGGCGGATAACCTAAAGCAGTAAGCTTTTGGGTCACCGTATTGTCTAATTGAGATATAAGCTGTTTTTTCACAGCTTCTTTTGCTTTCGCTAACTGGTCTGCTGTAAGCTCTACTTGAGGCAGTCCATTAACTACATTAGTTTTTATAAACTTATCAGTGCTTAATCCTGGATGCAATTTTTTAAATTCTGCCTCGGTTTGTGCAAACTCATAACCTAAACCCATTAAAACCTGAGCAGCGTTATCAGAAGTAAGACTATCACCTGTTATAGCTAAAACCTGCTCATCAATAAATTCGTCAAATGTTCCTCCAATTCCTGTTTGACCGAATAAGTCTTTAAAGCTTTTAATTTGTTTTAACTGAGCTGCTCGGCCAGGCCCTGAGTAAGCGTCAACAGTTTCATTAATTATCTCACCAAAAGTGTCTGTCACTCTTTTAGTTAAAGCCAGTGTGTCTTGTCTATCTTGTGTAAAATTAGTTAGGGTTAGTAAAGTGTTTGGATTTACAAAGTTTTCAGGATTATCTATAGGGCTTGGAACAACAAACTTACCGCTTCCATCATCCACTAAGGTTACCAGCTCTAAATCACCAGTAGCTGCATTTGAGATGAGTCTTTTGTTTTGCAAGTTACCAAATGAAAATGCTGTGCCGTTCCAGTAAATTTCTAAATCAGAAGCAATTTGTTGTCCATCTTCTCCCAAAGCCAATCTCTCCATGGCTTCCTTATATTTTGCATCATAGGTTTTAGCTATATTGTTCATGTTAGCGTACCCATCTTTCTGGCTTTGCATGATAAGGGCGTAATCTTTTGGATCTAACAAACCTCTTCTAAGCAAGTTCATATTTGCTTGTAATATTTGTTTTGAGCCATTAGAACCATCAATAAGAAGTTTAGCTAATGAGGGGTCATCAGTGTCCTGAATTTTGGAAAGCTCTGATAATGCCGCTTGTGTATCGGCAGTTATTTGTGCTTTTTTAGCTTCCCTTTCATCTCTTATTGTCTCTAAACCAACGGTAAGAGTCTGCGCAACATTAGCCCAGTCGATTTGCTGGTCTTTAATATTACGAGAAGTATATAAAGAATACTTATTGGTAGCCTGTGGTCTTGAATCGTTTTCTGCCATGCTTTAATTTTATGGTGTATAAAGTCCTTGAAATATGGAGTAATCAAACTGAGTTGGATTTTTTCTTTTCAAGAACCCTCTTGTATCTTTACCGCTAAAGTTTTGCGATGCAATTTTATCAATGATTTGCTCTCTTGATATTTGACCGCCTGCTTCAGCATAAACCTTATTAACATCTAAAGAGTCTGCCAGTTTACCGGCTCTTGCGTCACCACCTGATTTTCCATAGAGCGGAGCTAAACTTGCACCACTTTGTATTGCTTGCCCAACACCTTGTATACCACTTTGTATTGCTGCCATCTCTGCCTGTTCCGCATCTCTTTTCATCATTGCTGCATCAGCTGCGGCTCCTACATCCATAGCTTTCAAGTCTTGGTTAATTTTATCTTTTGCCTCGGCTTTCATTTTCTCGTTTTCATAAATAGCATCTTGCATACCTATACGAGTTTGTTCTTGCGCTTGAGCTGTCGCAGCTTGCAAAGAACCAACACCAGCCGCTAATTGTCTGGCGTCTCCTTGCTGTAATGCTTCTAACCCTTGTTGTTGCGCCTGCTGAGTTTGTCTAAACTGTTCACCAAAAGCATCTAAAGGAACATTTAAATTTTCGTAAAAGTTTTTTTCTGCTTTTTGACGAGCCTCTGCCATTAATTTCTTTTGGTCAGCGGCTGCCTTGGCTGCTAATTTTTTTTGCTTTGCAGCCTGGGCAAATGACATACCTGCGCTACCAAGACCTGTTACAATACCTGTTACTGCTGCTGTTGTTACTGCCATATTATAATTTTTTTATAAGTTCTGTAGTATAGCTTGATGCTTCAACATAACCAAAATCTTTAAAAGCCTGTTTCAAAGAATCGTTTTTAGTTAGCGTGTATACATATTTTTTATCTAATCCCTTTGCAACAAATGTAATTGTATCTATTAAAAGATCCAATGCTTGTTTTCTTTTTTCTCTATCTTTATAGTGGAAGTTAGATACAATCCATTCACACCATACTACTTTAGAATTTGTAATATACATAAAACCTGCACAAACCGGAGTGTTTCCGTCATAAACCATATATCCACCTTGCCCATTATCTGGCAAAAAATCTTTTACAGGTGGAGTCCATCTCCAGTCTTTCCACCAACCAACTAAAATGTCTTCGTAGTCGGTAGGTTTAAGTGATTGTATATTAAATTTCATTTAAAGCAAAGATAATAAATCTATGGATAACTTTTCATGGCGCTACTTCCAACAGAAAATAACTCTACAGGGGTATCAAGATTATTCGATAAAGTAAATTCCATATAATATCCCCTCATGCCGTAGGATTCAGCAAGTGTATTGTTTACGAAAAGTAAAAAGTCTCCATTATTGGGAGCTGTAGCACCAGCAATCGTGGTGTCTATGGTAATTGTGTTATTGTTTTTATCAATTAAGTCTACCTGACCAGCTAATAATGGGGTAGCGCCAGCTACTAAAGTGAATACTTGTGCGCCTGTAGTGATTATATTACCCAATGTTCCACCAAAAGTTAAAACTAATGCGTTATTAGGGCCTGCAACATTAGTTATATTTCCTAAACCATTAGCATACCTAAGCGCGAAATTTGTTACGCCAGAGTTGTGTCTGACATACGCATACCACTCTCCTTCTTTTTGTTCAAATTCAGCTAAAGGTATACTTCCTTGAGACAGGTCTGTCAATAAGTTTGTACAAGACCACGCAGCATTACTTTCAAAAGATAGTGTTTTAAATAACTTTATAGATAATGTTGGCTCGGGATTGAATACGCTGGTAATCGTAGAGGCGTTTGCTGGGTCGGTGCCTGGAACACCATAATACTCGTTTCTATTGTCATTTGTATTGTGTCTAAAAAGATTACCGTTTTTAAATGTATAAAAATAACTATTCATACCTATCATAAAATCAGGTATAAAAGAGTAAAAAGATGGCCATCCTTTTGATTTGTCGCTATATGATAATGTATAATTTACTGACATATTATGAAGGTATACATGATGTTACGTTTGTTACTAATCCTTGATTTCCTGTTATTTCAAAATAAGTGTTTGATCCACCGCCACCAAATGTGAAATATAATCCTGCGGCAAGAGCTGTTGTTCCTGCATTAGTAGTGTATACAGTGTCACCAGCAATAGGATAAGCTGCACTACCTGAATGAAAATATGCTACGTTTGGCTGAGCCGGTACTGCACCTGGGCCACATATCTGATTAAATGTTTGAGATGGGCTCGCAAGGAATGAAGTTAAACTTGGAGACCCTGAACATGACGCAATACTTACAACTACTCCATTTCTAATACCAAGAGCGGTTGTGCCATTTACAATAACATATTTAAGTGAATTTGTATCATTTAAATACACGCTACCGTCTGGCTGTGTAAATACAAAATTACCAACTTCAGGTGTAGTATTAGTGTCTTTAGTAAAAGGCGGGTTAATTCCTGTAGCATTTCTAACGAAATAATATGTAGCAGCGTTTGCAGCGCAAGCATCTGTTAATTGCAAATTTGAGCCTTGAAAACTTGGCAAAGCAACTGGGCATAAAATCTCCCAATCAAATGCGGTTCCTGTATCAGGAGCAAATATTTGAACATTAATATTGGTAACAGATACTTCTGTTTTTGGTACAACCATTGTAAAAACGGGTGAAGGTATTGTCGAGGCGTCTGTTGCAAATCCTATTTGTGTACTTGATACGGTTATAGAACGAGTTTGACCAGTTGCTACATAATTATTTGTAGCATTAGAGTAGGAATACTCGTCTATATTTGAATACGGGCTGTTAGCTAACAAGTCCGCATCTTGATTTCCTACATAGGTTGGTAAATTAGTTCCTTGATTATTTATACCGGCATAGTCCACTTGTACATTATTTCCTTCCACTAACGTCACCCCATTGTGATTATTTTTTGCTGTTAATCTATTATAGTTTACATTATTATAATTAGCTATGATACCATCAGGTATACTGCTTGTCATATATGCGTAAATAACCGTAGCTCCTGTACTATTAGCTAAATTTACATTTGCATCAAAAAACCCTGGGTCACTAAAACTTGCGTTTATACCAGAGCCACAATCTACTGCACAAGAAGCACAGGGTTGTGCATTTAACAATACACCATTCAACTGTTGCCTTGTAATTATTTCGTTTGAATAAAAACCATCGGCCGCTAAAGTTGTAAGGGCTGGATCATCATAAACTGAGTTTGCTTGTGCAAAGCTGGTTCCGTCAAAATAAAATATCTGTAATGTTGCCATACTGTAAATTTAACAATTTTGTACCGTTAATACTAATCCATTTTGCCCCACATCAATATATTGATTTGGTGAAGTGTTTATTTTGTAATACCCAGGCTGAGCGACAGATACTGTACCGGTTATAGAGTCAGCACAATTTGAGCTGGTATAAATAATATCACCGGCAACAGGAAGCGCTGCGCTACCATTATGGTAATTTGTATTTGTTAATAGTGAATTACACGCATCAGTAATTGACTCTGCAAACGCACTAATACTAAAAGCAGTACAAGTAAAGTTGCAATCACAACAAGCTTCGGAGCCAGAATCTGAATCGTAACATAATAGTTGCCCTGTAATAGTTCTTAAATCGTATATAATATATAAATACTGGTTTCCAATAGGTAGAGATAAGTTAGTGACTGTCGCTTGGTGTAAACCTGGCGATGGATTACTAACATCAGAGTTCGGTATAGTTGTCGCTAAACCTAATAACGTATTTACATCTGATACAGTGTTTGCATAAAGAGTGTTTGAAGAATGATATTTGAAATTATCTGAAGGAAAGATAAAGTCATAGGTATCATTATTAACTTTATTTAATCGTATAGTTAAATCAACTCCATCATAAGGAAATACACCTTGAGACCTTACGCCTGTTTGTGAAAAATACTCGCTGAAGGTAGATGAGTCGGTAGTTAAAACTCCTAAATCACTGTCAACTGGACTGAATGTAACACCGTCATTCCAGCTATATTCTAAATGAGTAGTCTTAGTCGCATCGTTTGGAGAGTTTAAAAGAGCTTTGATAACCGTTATACTTACCTCTGGTATACAAGAAGGGGTAAAAGTGACGTTTGCAGAACCTGTAGGGGTTACAGTAATTTTTGCAGTAGAAGGTGAAGTTGCTGTTTTATTCCAAGTAAATGAACCACTACCGCTAACAGAACCAGAGCTTGTTGTGACTCCGTTCCATAATACCGTTATGACTGCGGTGCCAGTTATATTGTAGTTAATAGTTCCTTGACCTATTATATTGCCAAATACAAATGTAAAATCTTTAGCAGTGGTTATTGCTGATAAGTTTATTTCTACACCACAAGATAATTGCGGCTCTGGCACAGGCACCTCTTTATCATTTATACTTAATACATATTCATCCATATATGGATCAAAACCACCTAATTTTTGTGTGTTTAATCTTGTGATAAATTGGTCTCTAAACCACGAGCGCATACCTGTATCTGAGATAATTGATAAATCTGCGCCTACTTGTCCGGCTGAACCTAATCTCAAAACTGCTAATCTTTTAGCATCTGTAAAATACATATAGTTCCCCCATTGAACAAAGCTTTCTGGATTGAAACTGATTCCATATTCTTCTATTCGAGCTATTTGTTTACCTAATACTAAAGGCGTAGAGACAACAGCTCCACCACCAACAGCATCACTTAACAAATCTTTACCTACTTGCACATAACTAATTTTATCTTCCTGTAAACATAAAATATCTGTTTCTCTGCCGTGCAGCTTCATTATTGGCCCAAAAGAAGTTTCCAGGTCTTGAAAATTAACTAAACCTAAGTTGAACTCATTAAGATTATTTACACCACTTGTAAAGCTAAATCTACCGCTATATGTGATTGAGGCAAACCTGTCCGCTTCTTTGAAATCTTGATTGGAAACAGCTAAAGCTCTTTGCCCCATAACAACAGACCTGCCAGCTAATCTATCTAAAATTTTATAACTTTCTACGCCATTACCAAAAGCATAGCAATCCATAAAATTTAGATTAACAACTGCATCTTGGGTTAATGTTTGATTTTGTTGCCCATCATCCGTTCCACCGGATTGGTGTAAGTGCACTCCTGAGTTGTCTCTGACAATATCAAAAGCCTCAGAGGCATCAAAGAATATTCCTTCAGCCGCATCAGCTGGTTGGGTTTCAAAGACTAAAGTAGAGTCAGCTCTTTGAACTACAATTTCTACAAAGGAAGCCATAGATCTATCTCCAACAACACCATCTACACCCTTACCAGTACATCTAACGCCAAAAAATAATGGACTATTAACGTCACCAGGCGTGTCCTGTATAAATCCAACATTCATTTGAAACGGTCTGCCTGTACAAGGTAAATTAAAAGCGTTTTTTGCGGTTGACTCATCATCCTGAGGATCAACTCCGCCTCCACCTGCCCTTGTTAAAACAGTTCCATCAAAAAACATTATCTCATCTTCTACTCCCGAAGTGTCATTTAAATTATTTAAATCAATATTGGTATCAGTAAACCAATCTCTAAAATCATTATAATCCTGCCCAGCCACAAAAGTTTTTTCAAAAATGGCTCTTCTGGTAGGAGCACCCCAATTATTACTATCACGATTAAAACCAAATTTTAAATCAATAACGCTACCTCCTGGTATAGTATAGTTAGAGGTGGTTTGGTTGTCTGAGTCAAAAGTATATAGCGGGTATGAAACTGTCCATTCATCTCGACAATCATTGTCATTTTTTGATGACCTTCTATATTCTCCATAATCAATTATAGAATCTTCCTTAATACTTGCATTGAAACCAGACACTTTAAGCTGCATATATAAACCAGCTAATTGCTCTGAATCTTCTCCTAACTCTTGCTCAGCATTTAAAAAATTACTTGATTGTGCCTCTACAGCAAGAACTGTTGCTTCAACCAATGAACTTAAAGCTCCGTCTGCATCTTTTTTTACAACAAGCTTATCACCTGTTTTTACCTTGTTTTGATTGTCTCCATCTAATTTGAAGTGTGTTACATTGTCAAATGGATTATTGTAAAAGAAATTTACAAAGATAGACTCGTAACCGGATTTACTTGGCTTTACTACAAACTTATATTTTTTTGCCCATGATGGGGCGAAATTCTGAAGCGAGACTTGTATCTTATTTTTTAATACGCTATTTTCTGGCGGAACAAAAACAGTGTTGTATTCAGAAACCAAAACAGTAGAAGCCCTGGCATATTCATCTAAGTATACAATACCTACCTCGAAGTCTCTGTTGCTATGTAAGGTAGACTTATCGCTATCAGCAGTAAATGCAGCTCGAGTTCTAATTACTCTAAAATATTCATACATATCCGTATTCTGACCTTGGTCAGTGCTGGTGTATTTCATAGCTAACATTTGTATTGTAAATGAATTAGATCCAGCACTTGTAGTGAGTCTAAAACCTTGTTGATTTGTGCTGTCGTTAACGCTACTTAGTGTTTTTGTAAAATTACATTGGTTTTGTGGGGCAACTAATGCGGCATTAAATCGGTCGGTTAGTGAAAAACCATCTGCCGCTGTTGCAATAGGTTCAAAGTTTGTTCCCTCTACAGTCCCTATAGCATTTTCAAAATCAGTGCTTGTTAAAAAATCAAACACACTAACATAATCTTGAGTCAGTACTACTGTAGCGCTAATCGTTGTGTCAGCAGATTTAAAACTATTGTTTGCTACAAAACAGGTGGTCGCTGTTGTGCCGTTTAGGGCTGCGTGTTCAAATCTTATATCAAATGTAAATTCAGCACCTGCTTTTAATTTACCTACCACATCACTCAAATCAAAAGTAGCAGCAGAATTAGGCACAGTAGTAGAGGCTGAAGGGTTTATTGTATAAGCAATCCCATTGCTTAAACTTGCAATAGGAAGTGTTATGAAAGATAAATCTTCTGTAATTAGAGCTGTATCAAAATTAATTGCAATATCTTGTCCGCTCTCATTAGTAATATCAAAACCATCTGTATAATTTCCATACATTAATCTATTACTCATTATTGTTTGCGCCTGAGCTTTTAAAGGAACATTATCATAGAGTCTTAATAATTCATCACTACCTATCACTGAATAGATTTTACTGTTAGTAAACACATATTCTTGATGCTGGTTATCACCCCAACCAAAGTCTTCTTTTTTAAATCTTTCAATTACATATATTGAATTGGTGTTTGAATCTTTGTATAATAAATCAATTTCAGTAACCCTATCGCTTCCTGTACTAAACTGCACACGAGCTGCATTAAAGTTGTTTTCCATACCTGAATTATCATAATTTCTGGTATCAAACCTAAAGTTTCCAGGCTGAAATGCTGGATTGGTAAAAAGCGAAGTTGCGCTATACTCACCATTTTTATACCTATATCTATACGCAAAACTTATAAACCTGTCTTTTAAGTAATTTTCGCCACCGGCAGCCTGTAACAAAGTAAAGGTGGGGGCAGGTAGGGGGGTATCACCAACAGCGTCTTCAAACCCTGGTGGCTTTAAAACCACGGAAATATCTTCTTCTTCTATTTGGTCGACAGTGCCGACAGGAAAAGGATAGTTTTCATTTACGTTTATTCTTCGAGGTGCGTTTTTATCATCAGTAAAAAATAAAAGGTTTTCTATTTTATCTACACCGGTAATTAAAAATTTTGGATCAAAACTTAGAACATCATAAGTTATGACATGATAACGTAATTGATTTAACTGTGTGTTAAAAGAAACAATAAAATCTAAAGCTTTTGCTTTTCCGTCAAATAGAGGGTCATGCACAAACCAATATATTGTTTCATTAGCTCCATCTTCAAACGCTCCGATACATACAGCACTGCTGGATATGTTTACATTATCAAATTCTAATGTAGTAAGTTGAGTATTACCTCTACTGTTTTCAACAGCTCCTATTTCTGTGGTTTCAGTAGAGCCGAGACGCACGTTCATTGCATCTACATACTCTCCAGGTGGTAGTAGACGCTCATCGACAGATTTATTCATCCGCCCAAGTACGAAATTTGTTGTTACTATAGGCATATTATTTTAACCATTTGTTCTGGCCACGTAAATTCATTAATAAACGACCAGGGTGAATATTACTCAATCTTAATTTTGCGTTTCTAAGTAAAGATGATTTGTCTTTTCGAGCTCTGTTTACTATATATTCTTGAACACCCAACCTGCCATTCAATAATGAATATCGGATATATGCGTATAAAAATTCTTCAAATAATTTATTAACACTAATATTCGCATCATTTCCTCCTTCCATACCATCTGAAACATATTCTAAAACTATAGAGCACTCACTATCTATCGAGCTGAAATTTATAACTCCATTTTGTTTGTCAATAGCAAAAGTAGGATTAGAATTAGCCGTCTCGGTGTTGAGACCAAAACGAGAGCCTATTCTGTATTCAAAATACCAGCACCCATCTACACAAAATCCGCTTTGATTATCGTAGGGGTGTCCTTCATTAAGATAAATTGACTTTGCTGAACCTGTTATTCTTGCGAGGTCAATCTCAGAGTTTTGAGGTGATAAAGCGTTTCCGTCTAAATCAAATAATATCTTACCTTGGTTGTCTTGAAGATAGGCATTTCCATAATTAGTTTGGATATTTTCAGTAAGAGGGTATAACAAACCATCTTGCCATTTAGATATTCTAACCCAATTTACATAATCGGATGGCAAAATAAAACGCAAGCTACCGTCCAACTGAAGTTGTAATATTTTGATATTACGCATTGCATCATAATTCAATTCTTGTATACCACGTTTTGCATGAAACAATACCTGATACCTATTCAAATTATTTAATAATTCGTGGTTGCCTTGATACATTAACATAAAGTTGTTTACTATATCTTGCAACGAAACATACTGGTAAGAACCCCAGTTAGCATCTTCAGGTGTATTGCCATTATTTTCGTAGTATTCGTATTGGTTTATATAGCTCATATTAACTTGTTTCTTGTGATTCTGATATTTCTTGTGTTTGTCCAAACTTAACAACGTCTCCCTCTCTTATTTCTACCCCTATATACTGTAATATTTTAGCTACCAAGTTTGGCTCGTCAGAAGCCGGAAGCTCAAAGTTTTGGAAATTAGCATCACTTGGATTGAATACTGGGTCTAAGCCAGACGTTTCAATATAAGTCCACTGAGGAGCTAAAGGGTATCTAATATATTGAGCTTGCAAGGCGCCACCTGCTGTAATAGTGCTCGGATAAACAGTAATTGTGTTTCCAATATTTCCAGGAGTTATGTTTGAACTTGCTCCGCCTAAAACATACGCTGGGTATTGTGTAGTGGGATAAGTTAAATTTGAACTCGTTAGGTAAAATATTTTATTCTGATTTACTCTCTCTACCTCAGTAATATTATATTGATTGTAGATACTATATGTTTCGCCTACCGCCATTATATCAGCACTTATGGTTAAAACAGTATCACTTACTATCGATGTTATATAGGCTGATGTATTATCCGTTGTATTTGTTATCAAATCACCAACAGCTACAGATGTTGTAAATGTTTGCGTAGCGTCTACAAGATTGTTAGCAAGAGTAAGAGTGGTTGTTCCATTTACTTTTAGTGTCGGATAATAAAATATTTTATTTATAAGATAGTAGTCTTCTGGTAAATTATACTGGTTATTTAAATTAGCAGTAGGTTGCGATAAATACGCTGTTGCTGAAAAAGCGTCTATAACTTCTTCTAAACCTTTTACTATATCGGCATAACCTGTGCCTGATACTCTTGAGTTTTCTTTGTTTATCCAATTATTATATTGGTAAAAATAATTTTCAAACAAGTCCATTTGAGCTTGAAGGCAATACAAATTAAAATCTTGTGGTGAAATGTAGCCGTAGTTGTTTTTATTAGCTACAGCCATAACTGTATTTCTAACTGAGTTTATCATCCGTAAATCTTTTCACAAAGATAACAAAAAAAAAAGAGGCCTAAATGTTTAAGCCCCTTTCATAACTAAAGTTAAGTGATTACTACGCAGACCACTCTTCCTCTATTTGAGCGATTGCTGTAATAGCAAACTTAGGCTCGAGTAGGTAGAAGGGTTTTGTCCATGCTGTAGATAATGCGTCTTCGATAGCGTCTACGACACTATTTAATTGCTCTTTAGTTTTAGCTGCATCACTTGCTGTTGTAGCAGTAAGTTTTACACCTAACACCTCTGAAGCACCAGTCGCACCATGTCCTTTTACATTGTAAAATATTTTTACTTCTGTATCAGCGCCTACTTCAACTCCTAATACACTTTGTAAAGGAATTAAATGAAAAGCATCACTAAAACTAATTTTTAAATACTTATACATAGTTAAAAAATTTAAGGGTTAAACAATACCACAAAGATACGAATCCTTATTTATCTTTTTTTAAGCGTTTTTGTAAAAGTTTATAAGTGTCAATTCCGTCATCACTTTGGAAAAAAGAAGCCACCATAAAATAATGGTCTTCTCCATAAGGCACACTAAGCAATTTGGTTTTATTTTTTGGTAAATTATAATAAACATCTTTACCATTGTTTTTCAGCACAAGCCAAGTTTTATTAAAGAACTGAACTACATCATTGGTAAGTTCTAATAATGGATCGTTTACAGTTTCAATAAAATCTCGTGGGCTTTGAGCTGCGTAAAGTAATACGTCTCTTTTAAGCTCTGGTATACTTAATGTATCAGCAACAGCTCCCATAAGCACCCTACACACAGAAACCAAATCATCACCCTTTAATCCTTTGGCGATTATTTGAGCGTCAAGTGAAGATTCTACCTCAGCAAGTTCTGCTGCGGCATCTTTTGCTGTATTAATTTCTTCAAATATAGTTCCGTTTTGTGGATGATAATGCAAAAACTTTTGCAAGGCTTGATTGCTTTTCTCTACAGAAAGCAAACCGTCTTCAAATATTATTGGCTCTAAAACTGCGTTTCCATCTTGTTCGTCTTCAAATGGAGACTTTTGGTTTCTTGCGTACCTAAGCGGTCTGTTAACACCACTTGCTTCGTCAAAATATAGTAATGGTCTCCTTCTGGTATTCCTTGAGGCTAACATATAAGTTAGTGGAGTTTGTCCTCGTGTAAGCCTGTAGGCTTTATTGGTATATGTTTCTTTTTTTTTCATTTTATTTAATTTTAATTTAATTTATAAAAAATACCAGGGGGGTAGAATAACCCCCCTAATATTATTATTACTTCTTATGAGTCTTGGAATAAGAAGAAGTTGTTTGCACCTAAAGTACAAACTGCTCTTTCAGTCAAGAAATTGACCTCCATTGCATCTAAAGATGAAGTTCTTGCACCACCAGCAGAACCAGTAATCCAAGTCTTATATCTTCTGTCTTCTGATTCAGAAGCTCTATACCTTACATGAAGGAATGGTCTCTTAGCGTTTTTACCAAGAATTTGGTCATAAACTGTAGTAGAACCAGCTGGAACTAATAGTCCGTTGATTTTACCACCTACGATACCACCTCTCATTGTTGGGTCGTTTAGATACTTCCAGTCAGACTTATAAAAGTCATAACCTCTTCTGAATCCTGAGAATCCAAGATTTAAAGCCATTTCCTCATCATTGTCGAATAATCCATAAGATGTACCACCACCTCCATAAGAGTTTTGTGTTGATAACATATCATCTACGTCAAATCCAAACTGTCTGTTTAGGAAAATAACATTCTCTTCGATTGCACCTTGCTTATCTAATCTCTGGATAATACTGTCAAAATCAGCAAGAGTAGTTGGGTTTCCACCACCATACACATTACCTCTATTTGCAACTGCATGGAATACTCCTTCAGAACCGTTTAGGTTCGCTAATGATGCACCAGCACCAACTCCTTGTAAGAAGTCTCCAGCTCCTGAACCTGCACCTGCTGGTACTGCTTCAATCATAGCTGTTTCCATATAATCCTCAAATCTTAATCTTGTATCATGCTCAGATTTTAGATACCATAAGTAACCGCTTACTCCGTCTTCACCAGATACTTCAATCCATCCAATTTGAGCCATATCAGAACCAGATACTTGGTATTTGTCCTTGATAATAATTGGCTTGTTGTCAAAGATTAAATCATCAGCTTCAAGTGATCCTACCATTCCTTCAGTTCCTTTGTTAAATTCAGAACCGTAAATGAAAATATCACACGCTACACCTGCGCCCATTGCCTGTCCTGTTGCTTCATAATAAGCAATAGTTACAACATTAGGGTTACCAGCTGTTGGAGCTACTGTTACGATACCTTTGTTCTGTAAGTTAGAACCAGGTGTCTTATCGGAAATCATAACTGTTTGTCCTACTCTTAATGAAGCTTTTGCTCCACCAGCTAAAGCAGGGTTAAAGTTATTTAAGTTGTTTGGAATTGTCCAAACCGCACTTCTTGTACCAGCACCGGCTGCTGAGCCAGAGGTACAATTTACATATTTAATATGCAACCTTCCTTGTTCTGCCCATTTAATAAGGTCAGAATTTGAAGGCATTTCTGCTCCTACCATTCGTAGGAACGCACTAATGCTTCTATTACCATATCTTTCAAATTCTTTTTCATAAGTATCAGGTAAATACTGATTCAAGAAATCAAAATTGTTGATATAATTCGACTCCAGGGGAACCTGTTGTGCCGATGGTTGTAAGTCGAAGCCGGGGCTAACATTTACTGCCATAATTCATAATTTTAAATTGTTACACTTTTTTAATACTTCTAATCTTGAGTCCTCTTCCACTTGACTGGTCTCCAACAGCTCGAATTTTCAAACTGTTTTTAGTGCTTAGTTGCGGTGCTTTTCTAACGCCCATGTCTATATTCTTAGACTTTTTGGTAACATTATCAACCGCAGCAGCCACGCCTTGTTCGTAGAAAAACTTAGCAAACTTGTCGGGATTCAAAGCAACTGAAAGCGCTTTGTGATACCCAACAGGGTCTTTTATAACTCCTTTATCGTCAAGATACTTGCCAATAAAATTGTTTATATCAGACTGTCTGTTTCGTAATTCCTCGGTAGTACCCGGCTTAAAAGTTAAATTTTTGTCATCAGCTACAATAAAATCAAAACCTTTGAATTTATCGGAAAAAAGATTTTTCGTTTGCTCGACAAAGTAATCATACTTTTTCTTACTATTATCAGTCTCAGTTTTAGATTTCTCTAAATAATCTTGGTAAGCATTAATTTGTTTTTCTTGTTCTTCAGATAATCCACCCCCACTTGACTCAAGAGGAATTTTATACTTATCCTTCTGCTCGTTAAAAAACTTTTTAGCTTTCGCAAGTTCTCTTTTCTTAGCTAACTTTTTTTTCTTAATATCTTTTGGATCATCTAATTCTTCATCAAAACTAAATTTATCATCCATAATATCTTGAATATCTATAGCGTCAAGACCTTCTTCTTGAACACCATAGTAGTCAGCTAAAACAGAATCACCGTCCATAGTATCATAATCTTTTTGTAATTTGTAAAAATCATCAATACCACGCCCGGTTTCTTTTTTATAATTTAGATATGTTTTGACATCTTCTGGTAATTCTTCATTTGAGTTTTTAACATCAAATAATTCGTCAACAGAACTTATATCTTTATCATATCTGTTCTTAATATATGAAAGAACGTCTTCATCATTTAACTCTGATGAGGGAGTTTTTTCTTCTTCAACTGTCGGCTCTTCTACAGGGCTTTCAGTGTTAACTTCTTCAGGAACAGAAGCTTTAACTTTTTCTGGTTGCTCTTCTTCCTGATTTGTATTTTGTTGAGCTTCGTGTTTTTTTAACAACTGCTCTTCAATTTCGGCTTTTGATTTTTCAGTAGTGCCTTCTACTGCTCTTACTTTTAATTCCATTGTATTTAATTTTTTACAAAGTTATACATTATTTTAATATTTATTTTGGCTACTTTTTAAGTGATTAAACATAGCCTCACCTAATTGTTCACCAAAGTTTTTATCAGACTCGTAATGAACTCTACCCACCAATCTGCTTTTAGATATGTGGTCAGCAGCTTTTACAAATTCTGGTTTCATTTCTGGGTACATATCCGATAAGACCAAACTAATAAGTTTTGCTTGGGTAGAATGACCTGAAGGAAAAGAGGCTGTTTTGGCTGACTTGAGGTCAGTGTAGTCTAAATTAATATTGAAATTTTTAGACAACAAGTACGGCCTTTTTCTACTATGATAGTTTTTAAGCTTTAAAATAATAGGATGACTATGGTTTATAAGCTGCTTTACCAAATCTTCAGGATAAACTCTTTTTCTGTTATTAAATAGTTTTTTAAAAACAAGGTTTATATCATCATACCTTTTTACATAGGCAGTATTTACCGGAGTGTTTTTAAGTTTTTTGATTTCGCTTAGAGTTTTCAAAGAAAAATCTGATGGATATTTTACATCTTTATATTTAGAAATATTAAAATCATCAAACATTATTATCTCGGATTGAACTCTGATAAATCAAAACCATCTAAACTATCTTCGTTTGATTCAAAGTTTATTGGGGGTAAATTTTGTTTACGCTGTGCAATTAATCTTGATTGCTGTGAATTTGCCATAGTGATTCTATCGGATTTGCCTTTTTCTTTTGCAGCCTCTCTCTCATCTATTTGCAGTTGCTCCTGACCTTTTAGCTGCATATTAAAAGCAAATTCTTTTTCCATAAGCTGTGATTTTAGGAGCGCTTCATTTTTCATTTTTTCTATACCCATAGCTACCTCTGCTTGCATAATTTGCATTTTAGCCTCCATCTCCATAACTATCTTTTGCTGTTCTGCTTGGGCTTGACCCATAATAGCCGCTTGTTGAGATTCAGCTTGAGCCGCTTGTTGCTGCATTTGCATTTGCATTTCTCTTTCAGCTTTTTGTTTTCTTTTAACTTTCAAAAGTTGATTTGCCATTTTTAAGTTATTTAACTCACGAATATCTATAGCATCTTCTAAACTAATATCTTCTTTAGACAATGCCATTTGAATATTTGCTTCAAGCAATGCTTTTTCTTCTTCGTCTGGTGTGAGCTCAAGGAATATTCCAAAGTCATACAAATATAAATTCTTAATATCCTCTAATATTCCTAAATTATATTTACCAATTTGCATAGCAAACTGATCCTTAAATTCAGAATATTCCAAAACGTCTGCCGTCCGAATAGCAATACCCTCGGCTAATCGCTTTGTGATAAATAAACTGGCGTTTAATATATGTCGAGTAGCAGTATTTGAACTTAATGCTGCTAATTTTTGAACACCTACCAAAGCATCAGGATTTGGTGAGGTTGCATCTCTTGCCTCATTCAATCCAGTTACTGTTCTAATCATATCTAAATAATGATTATAATTACCAATTAACATTTGTAATTTTGAAGCTCCACTGTTTGATGTAAGCTGAGTAATTGGAACTTTTGCATTATTAAATTCACCATCTTGGGTAAAACTTCTACCTACTACACTACCTGTTTGAAAATAAAGACGCAAAGCATCTTCGGGGTTGTAAGCATTACCGGTTCCTAAATCAACTTCACTCAAACCATCTGCATCTATAAATACACCGTCTGGTACAACCCTGGAAACAACTTGTTGTAATTTCAAATGTGTTATCTGTATTAAATCCGCAAAGGGTATCATTCTACGAACCAAAGACTCGTAGGTGCCTTTGTAGGAACGTGGAGCACACGCAACATAATTAGGAAGTGCATGCTGAGATGCCGACTTTGGCCTAACCATATTTTTAGACAACTCCCATTTCAGAATCATATTTGTTCCCATAACCATAATTCCGTCATACCACACCTCTATTTGTTTTTCAACTCTCTCGAAGTTTCCTTCCTCCATCATTTCTTCTGGCGGATTAAATTGGTCATCTTTTTCTACTACTTTAAAAGTTCCATCAGTTAATTGTTTTTTCTTATAAACAAAGCTGTGTGTTGTTTTATAATTAAAATAAAGTAATGTACAAGTGTCTCTGTAAAAAATAGAATTTTCATAATATTGCGCATTGTTATAGTAGTTATACCACGCTTGACTGTACGATGCAATTTTTTGTCTTTCCTCATTTGTAATGTCTGGATCAATTTTTACTAATTCAGCAATAGGTATAGTTTTAATTTCACCCCAATAAAAGCAATCTTTAAAATAAGGGTCTTCGGTATAAGAATAGACCACGTTTGCAGGGTCTACATATTCAACACTAATACCAGCGCCAGGTAAAAACTGATGCTTACACATGCCTACACCTATGGTCATTATATCATAGTCAACTCTCTTGCGTGTGTCAGCATAATGGTTTTGATTTAAAACAGTATCAATAGCTTCTTCTGCTGCAATTTCTACCGCAGGTTTATATTTCATATTCATAAATAACTGAAGTTCTTCATCAGTTTCTGGAAGCTCTGCTTCATCTGTTTGAAACACATTAACGCCAAAATCTTTTTCTATTTGTTGAAACAAAGGTTTTGCTATCATTTCCCCTTCTATTTTTTGCTGGAATTGATTACGTTTTTCAGCTGATAAAGCATCTTCTGCATAAGCGTTTACTTTAAACAGTCTATCATTTAAGCCATTTACAACTATGTCAACAAATTTTGGAATTATTGGAACTGGAGTCCAGTCTAAATTAAGATAAGATAAATCGCCATCTATAGCTAATTCATTTTTATATTTAGCTATTGGCTGCTCACCCCGAGCATATAATCTCATTCGATTGAACTCAGCCCACTGGCTAAAATACCTACAAGAAGTGCTGTCTTTTCTAAACCACTCATATTGAATAGCTTGTCCTACTTGCAATCCATACTCTAATGTATCTTTTTGTGCATCGGAAACAAATTGGTCAGGAAAGGCAGCAGCTTTTAAATTTATTTTTACGTCTTTCATTTATTAATTAATTGACTAACGCTATTTCTATTGTCGTATCTTGCAAAGTTAATGCTAATTTTTGTTTTTTCTTTAGTCGGTGTGTATAAGTGCTTCTGATTTGCCATTATAGCTAATCCAGAACTAATCGTTGCGTCAAATTTAGTACGATTAGAAATATCAAACTTAGCCCAATCCTCTAAAGTTCTTTGAAAATACATATCGCCCATATCTCCAGCAGTTCTATAATTGCCTAAAAAATCTACACCAACGTATTTTTCTATGTAGCTTTCTATAGCTGAAGCGTGCGACTGTTTCACATCTTCAGAGGTATTTGGTATACCACCTATTTCTCTTTCTGTTTTTGAAAGCTTATTATATCTCTTATCAGGTCTATTAAGACAAAATTGTCTATAACCTCTGTTTTTGAAGTGATATAAAAGACGAGGCTTGTTGTTCTCGCATAATATTGGCATACCGTAAAAAACGCAGGCCATTAAAACTTCTTCAAAAAATATTTCAGCAGTTTGTGGTCTGGCAATATATTCTAAAAAGAAATGATTGCTCGGCATATCTTCCATAGAAAATTTTGTCATTCCGTGCAAAGAACCGTTCGAGCCCTTTCCAACTACAACACCTGAAATATCATAAGAGTCACACCCAAACGAACCTAAATGTTCATTGCCTGGATAAAACTTCCCATTCTTTTTAATTACATTATTTTGTAATGCAACTTTCGGTGTGTAAGTTACAAAAAATCTTCCTCTTTTATTTGGAGTCCAAACTACCTTTGAATCTTTTATCCCATCCTTCCAACTAAACGAACCCTGCGTTATATGCTGTTGTTTGATTAATGAATCGTTATAGTCTATTTGTTGATATATTTTAGTTAGATTAAATATAGACTGTTTGCTTTCATCTCTAAAAGCGTGCGATTCTGTTCTTGGAAACTGTCTATAATATTCATTCAGAGCGTCAGGATCAGTAGCTAAAGATTCAACTTCGTTTTCCCAATAATCTATAGCTCCTTGGTCAATGTCTTCTCCATCTATACCTGGTCTTGGTTTGGCAACATTTTTCAACACAGGCATACCGTATATGTCTATAAAACCTTCCATATTCCACTCCATAGGTATAAAAAGCGAATATAGTCCGCTTTTAGTCTGCCCGTTTGCGTTTCTTTTCTTTACATCTGAATCCATGTAAAGATTTTTAAAATTTTTACCCCCTTTATCTAAAGCGTTAGAGGTGCTCCCCATCAAACATTTACCAATAATTTTTCTACCCAATCTCAAACAAGTTTTTGTAACCCTCCAGTTGTTTAATATATTTTCCGGCCTTTCCCATTTACCACTTTCATCGTGTATTAGTAATTGCAGTTTTTCTCCATCATAACTATTGTCAGAAGTATTTTTCCAATCGATAGTTGTGTCCAGCCCTTCTAATGTTTCAGTCTCAACATTAAACATATTCTTTTTTGTAATCTTAGAAGCAGGAACACGATAAGCTAATTCTGTTTTAGGTTTATCCATTCCGTCCTGTATAGGTTTGAAAAAGAAAGGATAATTGTTGGATATAGGAACTATCTTATCGGTAAACATTTTTTTTGCATCGCCACCTGTTTTTGATAATATTCCTATACGGCTATCTCGTGTTATTGTAGCAGTATTAACACCCTCACACGAACTCATAAAAGAAAACCCTGAACGTCTAATTTTCAAATAGCACATTCCAAAACTCCTTTTATCCGCTTTACACGCCTCCCAAAAAATATAAAATATTCTATTAGCTTCTCTAAAATCAGGTTTGCCCACATCTATTTTAGTCCATTGCAAATACATATAGTGTGTTCCGGTTATATAGGTTGGTAGCCCATTATTCATAAACCAAAAACCTTCATCACGCCTGTTGAACTCCTCTTCGATATAGTCTACCCATTTTTCTTTAAAAGAAGCAGGAGCTTCATGCCACTGAAATATTGTAGGTATTCTATTTATAACTTTTGGCACGTCAAATGGTTCCCAATATTGTTGGTCTTTTTTTTCGTGTCTGGAATGTATTTTTTTTGGGGCTAAGGGAAGACCAATATCCAAACCACTTATGTTAATAATATCACCTACCTGGCCGGTTTTTGATATATTAATAAAATTATATTTATCATTAAATCCATAACCCCAAGTTCTTGCCTTGTTCTTTCTTGAATAAACACTTTGAGGTATTTTAATCTTAGATTTAACGTAAATATTATTTTGATTTAGATTCTGCAAAGCCTTTTGGTATATTATTTGTTTTTACTTCTTTTCCTTCTAATTTAGCTTTTTCTTCTTCTATTCTTTTCAATATTTCAAACGCATCAAAAATAGCAAGTTTTTTTGTAGCTGCTGCATTTTTGAGACGGTCAGCAGCAAGTTCATCTTCAGGGTCTGGTTTTATTATTTTTTCTTGTGCAACATCAATTAATTCTTGAACAGCACGTTCTCCAGCTTTTATTATTTTTAATTTTATTTCATTTATTTTCATACCACAAAATTATAAAACATTACTAACACTACTCTTGAGTCTTGAAATTTGTTTGGATATTTGCTATGAAAATAATTACAAGGGTAAGATAACAATCTATTTTCTTTAAATCCTACCAAACTTTTCATTGTCCATAGATTCATATTATTGGCATCTTCATTTAACATTCTGTCAAACTCAGTGGTGTCCTTGTCAACAGGATATGTATCTCCATATTTATTGTGACTCCAAAATGCAGTTCCATTTAGCTCTGTATCTGGAGAGGTTATATAATAAACCAAAGCTCTTTCTGGCTTTTGACCTTCAATAATACTGTCATTGTGTATTCTCCATTCGTCATCTTGATTGCTTTTAGCTTGTCTAATAAAACACAAAATATTATTTATATTTTTTCCTTCAACGATTTGTAATTTTTTTAAAATTAATTTAACTAATTCATCAGGAGTCTTTTTAACCCAAAAAGATTTGCCTGGCATGTCCACCTTTTGAAAACCGTCATCTGTGTAAGATTTTAAAACCTGAAATAAATTTTCTGGTAAAAAATCATCATATATGTATATCATTTTTTAAAGTTATATTTTGTGAGAACATTCTATATAATATCTCCCCGTCTATATTAAAGGCATACTCACTGTCTGGTTGAAAACAAACTTCATCTCCCTTTTTCAAACCCATGTTTTTTAAATGAATATTTGGGTAAACCAGCTCTCCGTGTAACGGCTCGTATTTTAAATCTATATCCTGTATAGACCTCTTTTTTTTTGGAACCGGTTTCACAAAACAATATTTATCATAAGTCTCCCATTCGTCTTTTTGTTTGTATAAAAAAAATTGGTCTGGCTCAACCAAGAATAAATCATCTATCAACCAGCTTCTGCCGCTTTTTTGACGACCTCGCATATCATTGTAAAATTTAAAAGTATTGTGATGAACAACCAAAGTGTCTCCTATCTGAACAGGGCCTTCGTAATTAATCGGAGTATTTACCACTTTGGCAAACCGAGTTGCTACGGTGTGGTCTTCTTCAGAGACGCTGGTATAAAAAGTTTTGTTTCCATATTTTTTAATATTATCATAACGCCTGTTGTTATATGGGCGAACTATGAAACAATAAGGAGACCTCATTAAAAATTGATATTATATTCTAATGATACTGGCATTGAAGGTTTAAACTCTTTCCAAAGTAAAACCTCTTTTGCGCCAGAAACTTGCTTTTCAATCCAAATTTTAAATGAGCTGGTGTCTTTGTCTTGTTGGATCAAGTGTATAGTGTAAGTTCCTCCTAATACTTCTTGACCAACTATGTAGTGCATTGCGCTTGATTTATAATCTGCGCCTATTGAAATTTTTCGTATGTCCATTTAATTAAAATGTTGAGTCAACATTTAAGACTCTATAAAATATATTAAAATACATTGTGCCGTTACCCTGCGTAGCATCTGCTGCTGTAGTCAGAGTTACGTCTGTGTTTGGTGCTATTACTTTAGTTGTGCCTCCAGTTTCAATTTTACTTACCAAATCGGTAGCAAAATTAGCTGACTGAGCGCTTAAAGTTCCAAAAGTAGTTGCTCCTATTTTTATTTCTAAATCGTTGCCAAAATCAAATTGTTGCGTTCCGGCATCTAAAAATTGAGCTATACTAATTATATCTACTGCTTTATTTGCGCCAGCAGCTGGAATTAGTGTTACAGTTGTAGATGCCAAAGGCAGCAAAGCTGCACTTGTTACAGTAACTTTAGCAACCAAAGTGTCAAGACCAAAAAAACCTTGTAGCTGTTCGACAGTTACTGATTTAGTCATTAACTTATTATCTGCGTCAGTGATTACTAAATAATCATTTATTGCAAGATTTTGTATACTTGGGTAAGCTACTGTGTTGCTGATTTTAGCCATTCTTTTCTTCTTTTTCTGGTGGTTTTACTTCACCGGTTCTTAAATCGATAACGGCATTTTGTCCGTACTCTTCCATAAGTGTTTTCTCAAAAACCCTAAATTCTTCTTGTGTGTCATTTAACTCTTCAATAGCTTTTGCTTTATTTACCTCAGCGTCTGCTATTTGAACTTTGAGTTGTAAAAATTTTTGATTTAATTCTTGAACTTTATTTAACTGTTCTTCAGTAAGTTTTTGTTTTTTTGACATTTTATTAGATTTAAATATTTAACATTGATACAAATATAGTAAAAATTAGGTTATGGTTGTGTCTACATTATTTGTAAAGCCAGCGGTTATATTCATTTGTAAGTATTCTATTCTTACGTACCAGTCCATAGTGGCATTGTTCACATCTTGAGCAGTCTTAAATCTTATTTGTCTATTGTCCAGTAACCATCTTGTTACAGGGTTTTCAGTCAGCGAAGGAAGTGGTACAGGTCTACCCCAAAACCATGTTCCAGATGCCTTGCAGACACCAGACGCTATGTTGGCTATTCTATTTAAACTTCCACAACTGTTAATTTGGTCACACATATAAAATGAAGCTCCTACCGCAGTATTACTTGACGGCCAACCAGTTCCCGCACTCCCTGCGCTTCTGTATATAAATATACTTTGAGGCCAAATTATATTACCAGTACCAGGGCCAGGAACTATGACTACACCATTATCAGAATTGTAAGTATTAAGAGCAGAAGCAGATATTTTTATAGTAATTATTCTTCGGTCTTGCACTATCTTACCACCAGTGCCAAAAGCCGCAGTGTATTTTGGTTGGTTTTCCGAACTTGTTAATCCAAAATAATTACCACCAGTGCCATAATCACCCATTTTAACAAACTGCCCACCAGAACCACCTTGTACAAATAGATTTTGCTCAGATGTATCTCCAACATTTAATTGATTTCTAACTCGTATTGTGCCATTAACGTCAAAAGCAGAACCAGGGCTTTGTGTTCTAAATCCAACTTTTCTGTTGGCTTGGTCAATGTATAAAGTAGATGTTGATGCTCCGTCTGGCCCAATAGTTGTTTCACCGTTATCTCTTATTTTAAATCTTTCATTGGAGCCGTTAGTTTGAATTTTGAATGACGCTGCATCTTGAGTTGTTATAGCAAAATTACTTGTTCCTCTATGAATAATCTCTGAAGACGCATTAGCCCCACTATTACCCCTAATAATTCTTAATCCATAATCTGTATAAGTAGCATCACCTATAAAATCGATGTAAGCAAAACCATTGTTTGTTCTTCCTTTACCCAACTCAATAGTATATTCACTCGCATTATCTGAACCTCCTAATGTTAATGAATTACCATTCCATAAAAAGTCAGCTTCAGAAGTTATACTCGAAGATCCATTCCAAAAGGCAACCCTGCCTGATGAACCGCTACCAGTGACTGTACCTCCACTACTTGGAGAACTATTTGTGATTGTAAAGTTTGGATAAGTTCCTGAAATTGTAATACCCGTGCCGCCTGTCAAAGCAACTGTTTGGTCTGGAGCAGTGTTTGTAATTGTTAATTTTGCTCCTGAACTCGCGGTACAATCAATACCAGTGCTTCCGATGAAATCAACTGTAGCTCCATCACCAATACTGACAACACTACCTGATGTATCGCCATCTAATTTCCATCCTGAATAATCACTTGTTCCTGCGCCAATATCACTACGCACTTGAGAAGCAGTTCTTGTTTTGATTACTCCACTGGAATTTACTAAAAACGATGATGCAGCAGAACCTTCAGCGTTAAGTGTCGTTAGTTTGGTTCCTGAAGAGCTAAAGTTAACTCTTTCGCTACCTCCAGTAGAAATTTCTAAATTGTCCGCAGCAGAACTAAATATACCAGTATTGGTATCTCCAGCTCCAGTTCCACTTCTTTTTCCAAAGTTTAGACCTGGTTTAGATGAAGTTCCTGGTGTAATTTGAAGATTTGATGAGTTTGAGGTTGCACTACCTTCAAACTCAGCTATTGAAACACTACCATCATTTTGTACGGTGAGGGGGGTGCTTGTGGAATTTTTAATAAATGTACCAGTGCCCGATTCAAATATTCTTGAATCAGTTAAAGAAGTCGAGCCATTAAATTTTGCAAGTCTTCCTGAAGTTCCTGAACCAGTAACTGTTCCTTGTGGAACACCTGAAACTTGAGTATCTACATAACTTTTACTTGCGGCATCAGTACCTGCTGTTACTGTATCTATACCTTGTATACGGCCTGTACCACTTAGTGTTATATCACCACCAGTAACTGTTAAATCACTTGCTATAGTTGCATTACCAGCTTCATTAACT